TTACCAATCGTCAGAGACTGTGCCGCCGTTCTTCATCATTTCGACAATCTGAGCAACAAGACCATTGAAGTAATCCTCTACTTGTTTTTTTTGGTCTTTTTTCTTGAGGTTGCCTTTCTTGTCGAACATATAAAGAGTGTTGCCGAACATGCCAGTGCTGCCTGGAGTGAGAGAGTAATAGGATGCTTTTGCGCCATTAACATACTCAGCGTTGTAAGCGTCCGGTGCGTTAAAGCGTACCTTGCCGTCTTTAAAGAGTATCTGCATTGTGTAGCGCATGCCGAATACGAAGAGCATACCCATGTGCTTTTCCGAGATGCAATCAGTGTAACCGCTAATGTTGATGATGTCTGGTTCATTGAACGACATAACGTCTTTGGCGGACTTGTAGGTGGCAGTGACTGCCGTCTTCGCTTTTTTGAAGAGTTCTGCTTGTGTCCCTTCCATCGGGATAACAACGTAATCAAGAGATGTGTCTTGTGCATTCTTCCAACCATTAGGGGTTATGGTGAAGAATTGCGCTGCCGCCATTAGAGGGAGTAGCGCCATGATGAAAGCTAATACCTTGTTCATGATTTTATGAGTTTTGAAGTTGTTTAATTTTATCTTGGAGGTTCTTGATGGTTTCCTGCTGCATGGAAATCACATCAATGAGATTGTCGATGCGAGGTTATTGCGAAAACTTCCCCGACAATTCCGGCAATTTTTTTACTTGAACAGCGACTCGTCCACCGGGTCACCAACAACCGCGTCAACCTTTGCAGGGTCGAGCAGGTCGATAAGCGAGTTGAAGTCCTCCACGCATGAGAACACGATCTCGTAGTTCTCGGTGATGTATCGGTTATTCATGTCCTTCGTTTCGGAGAGCATGAACGCGAAGCGGTTGTTCTTGGTGGCAGAGAAAGTCATTTTCCAGCCTGTGTAGTCATCGTAGAAGCGGTCACCGGCAATCTCCCAACAGTATATCGGCTTCGGGAACTTGACGGGAATCTCCTTACGAAAGTTCTTGACATTGTTCGCGTCTGCTACCTGTGACCACTCCACATACTTGCTTCGTGCGTCGATGAGGGCCTGCCGGAACTTGGCGAGGTCTTTGTACTTGACCCACACTTCGCCGTAGCCTCTTTTGGTCTGAGCATCGAAGCAGACATAATATGGTTTGTTGTCCTTTTTGAGGAGTTGGACTGTGAGGTCGTTCCGTTTTGCGAGCCGGTTGGAGAACGTGCCAACTACCTGTGCGCATGCCAGCATGGGCAGCAGCACCATGATAAATGCTAATACCTTTTTCATAATTTATGAGTTTTGGAGTTGTTTGATTTTCTCTTGTAGGTTCTTGATAATCTCTTGCTGCATGGCAACCACGTCCACAAGACCATCAATGCGTTTGGCATCGGCGGCTCTGTTGTCTTCTGCGAGCATAGTGCCTGTTCCACGCATCAACCATTCAGCCGAAATCTCATCAAATTCAGTCAAAATTGCATTGACTAACTTAAAACTAATCTCTGTTGCGCCCCTCATCACTCTATTGAGGCTGCTCTGTGTGACACCCAACCTCTTTGCAAATTGGGTTTCTGTCATGTTGCTGTAAGCCAGCACCGCCTTTATTCTTCCAATCATTACCGCAAACTTTTTGGGCATAAAAGATACCAACCGTTAAAAAAATTAAAATATTTGGTAAATTAAGTCATAAATGATTTGATTTAAATCAAAAATGACTATATTTGCATCATCAATCAATCACGGAGCAAATATAACGATAATATTTGAGACCGCAAACGATTTAATTTATTATTAACTAAAAAATTACGACTATGAGTGACGAGACAAAAGAGGTCAACATGACCGAAACCAACAACGAGAACAACGTGGCAGAGCTGCGTGAGACTAACGCAAACCTCCTCGCCGAACAAGCTAAACTGATGAATGAGCGCATGCAACTCCAGCACAAGATTAGGTCGCTGGAGGAGAGACTGAAGGATGAGGAGAGTAGCAGAATCCGCAACTACAAGTGGTACATGCAGGAGCAAGACAAGGTGCGTGCCCTCGTACTCATCATCAAAGCGATGAAGAGCGACTCCGTGACCATCGACCAAATTGTCGAACGCATCACCAAAGCGGTATAAGCTCCATTTCTGCCGTAGCTCAGACAGAAGAGCACCGGGCAGAGTCTCGGAGGGCGTTGGTGCAACTCCAACCGGCAGACCAAAGCAAGCCCGCAAGGGCAACAGCAGAGTTCCTTGAAATTTTGGTTTTCCCGCATGATACTGCCGATGACTGCACGTCGGCAAGTCAAGCGATGAGCGAGCATGATAGTACCGCCATGCCATGAGCCGTGCGCCGCAGCGATGCCGAGCAACGGGGAGCAGTAAGGCAATAAGGAGCAATCCCGCGCCAGCGAGAGGTCGTGCGAGCGAAATTCCCGAGCAGCCAACTCGGGTGCCGGCGGACGGCGGCATCTTGTGACCGTCCGAAGATGTATCACTAACAATGCAGACAATAAGAGCCTACAAAAGCTCACAACAATAATGTGGCTGTAACATTGGCGGGGCACCCAGGGGCAGTGCCGTCACAAATGCCCCTGCACGGCGGCGTACAACCAAGAGGTTAAGGTCTCGGGCGCGACCATACGTCCGACGCGGTTCTTTTACCGCTTCGCAGGTTCGACTCCTGTCGCCGCCTCCAATCAATCATCAATCCGCAAACAAAATGGAAACTACATTGGACAAAGAACTGTCAGTAATAGACCAGCTGCGTCAAATGGGCGTAGGGGAAGTTTTGAAATTTCCTGCCGGGCGTTCGCCTTACCTGCGCAACCTCGTCAGTCAGCGTCTCATCAACGAGAGGCTTGAGGGGCAAGCGTGGACAGTAAACCTCGACATGGAGAATGGTATCACAATCGTAACGAGGACGGCGTGATGGAACGTCAAGCAATCGAAAATCGGTTGCTCGGGAACATCCTCGCAGTGACCTCGACTATGACTGTCGGAAAAACGAAAGCCGCACGTATAGTAGGCGGAGAGCGTAAACTTCAGCGACTTCACCTGTCGGGTGCTATCGAGTGCGCCGGCAAGGTGAACGCTCAAAATGCAAAATGGCGATACAATCTCGCCCAGGTCTTGCAGCATTGCAGGCCTGCAAAATAGTGTCACACAAGTCAAACATCATCAAGCAAATGAAATCATTTCTAACAACAATCATCGCAATCGTACTGTTCTGCTCGGTGTTCTTCACGCCGGCAGACGACGCGCCTCTCGGCATCTTTATCTTGTGGTCTGCATGGTGCTGCCTTGCACTCTACATCGTTAACCGCATCATCAAGATGACCGACAAGGAGAGCGAAAAGAACTAAAAAAAGGCTCTTGCTCGCAGGAGCCAGGACGCAGGTTGATTTCTGCCATACAATCAATCACAAGGGTTAAGCGCTGTGAAGCGTAAAAGCCCGACCGCAAACTCTTATACCTGCTGTCCTGCCTGGTTCGATCCAGGATGAGCCGCGACGTGTGTTTTCATGTATTTGTTTTGAGTTTTAGTTGTTATGTTAGTGAGTGCCGGCGGCCGTGGCGGTCTTCGGCACTTTTCTAAAGACTTGACAAATCTTGACAACATCGTTAAACATCGTTGGATGAGGCAAAAAGGAGTTCAATCTGTTTGCACATTCAGCTTAAAATCGATAACTTTACAGTGTTATAATATAAAAGTCAAACATTTAATTCATTCAATTATGGAAGAGAAAAAAAAGAGCGTGTTCGACACGCTAAACGCCATCAACGTGCAAGAGCACGTTGAGGTCAAGAACATTGGAGGTGTCAAACTGAGTTACCTCTCATGGGCTTGGGCATGGACAGAAGTAAAGAAAGCCTATCCCGAGGCATTCTACACCATCTACGAGAACAAAGACGGGCTGTTTTATCACACCGACGGCAAAACCGCGTGGGTTAAGACGGGTGTCACCATCGAGGGCATCGAACACATCGAGTACCTGCCCGTGATGGACAACCGCAACCACTCCATCACCCTTGACAAGCTAACCAGCTTTGACGTGAACAAGGCCATTCAGCGCAGCCTCACGAAAGCTTGCGCCCGTCACGGCCTCGGGCTCTACATCTATGCAGGCGAAGACCTCCCCGAGGAAGAGGCCAAGCAGGCAAAGAGCGACATGGAGCAGAAGATTGCAAAAGCAGTAGCCGCCATGAGAGCTGTCAAGAGCCGGGAGGAGCTTGAGCAGGTGTGGCGCACATGGAGCAACCAAATACCATGCGCCGACGGCACAGAGTTTAACAAGGCCACCCGTGAGATGGCACAGCAATTTCCAAATCCACAATAAGCCATGATTTCGAAAGCAGATTTAAAGCAGTCGGAGGTAGTGTTTAACGAGTTAGCTCACACCTACCTCCGTGGCGACACGAAGCTGTCGGGCATCACTGGACTAATTCACTCCGTGCTGCTGGTGGGCGTCTATCCCGACGCCTCGGATTACGTGAAAGAAGTGCAGATACCGAAGGCTGGGTATTACGGCAAAAGTGTGCACAAGGCGATACAGACTTGGGACGAACTGGGCATTGAGATGACCCAATTCCCAGCGATTCCTTTCAAGCCAAAGCATTTCAAGGAAGACGTAAAGCCTGCACAGGACGTGAGTGCCGAACTTGCCTACTACCGCAAGGTGAAGCCTCGCACCTGCAAGACGATCGCGAGCGAGTTCACCGTGGACCACGGAAACTTCGCCTCGCAGATTGACTGCGTGTGGGTCACCGATGATGGCGACATCTACCTCGTTGACCACAAAACCAACAACCTCGACTTTTACCCCGGTGGTGCCGCTGGGTTGAAGGAGTACCTCTCATGGCAGTTGAGTTGCTATGCCGTGATGTTCGAGCATCAGACCGGGCTAAAAGTCAAGGGGCTGCTTGGCAACTGGTTGCGCAAGGGTGCCGGTGAGCTGTGGCGCATTGAGCGCAAGCCCGACGAGCAGGTCACCAAGTTGCTCAACACCGACATCTTACCAAACCCCGAGTACGACAAGGATGACCCATTCAGCGAGCGTTGGATCTATATAAACCCCGAGATGCAGGTGACTGCCGCAAAGGTCGAGGAAGTCAAGCCAGTGGCGACCGCTACCGACGCACTCGCCGTTCCTGTTGACGTGGTAAGCGCTATCACCGCCCTGCTGCGGGCCGAGAAAGCCGCCAAGGCGATGAAAGAGAAACTTCGTGAAATCATGGAGGCCGCTGGTGTCTCCAAGTGGGAGTGCCCCGAGTTCACGGCCACCATCGGGAAGCCGAGCGAAACGACCACATTCGACTCAACGGCTTTGAAGAAGGCCGACCCCGAGACCTATAACAAGTTTCTCAAGACACCCACCCGCAAGGGAAGTTTCAAAATCACAGCAAAATAACAATTACAGGTGTCATTCCTGTTTATTCTTTTTTATTATGGCTACATCAATAGTAGAAACAATCACACCTGCGAAAGCACAGGAGTATTTAGAGAAATTCAGCGGTCAGAACCGCAACATTAGCAAAGCCGTTGTAGATAGTTACTCTCTTTCCATGCGAGAAGGGAAATGGCTGTTGAATGGGGAACCAATCGTGTTTGACATTCATGGAGTTATTCAAAACGGGTATCACCGACTCCACGCATGTACAAAAGCTGGAGTTCCTTTTCAAACATTTGTTGTACGAGGTGTTGAGCCCGAAGTATTTACAACCTTTGATTGTGGGCGACATCGCACAGTTGGTCAGCTCATCGGAATGCAAGGCGTCAAGCATTACAACGCTGTCGCATCAACAGTCCAGTTGTCTTACCGCCTTAAAAGTGGACACGCGGTAGGCGAAACGGTTTCTGCAACAAAACGACTTGGCAAGACCAATTCCGACATGATTAATTATTTCAATTCTGACAGAGAATTGTTTATTGCGTGCGGAAAATTTGCAGTTGAAATGAGAGAGTGCCCAATTTTGGACGCGTCTATCATAGGCGGAACGACTCACTACCTTACTCGCTATGGTGGTTATGATGTTGAGTTTGTAAAAAATTTCTTCAGGATGGTTTGTTCTTATGACACCTGCAAGATAAACTGCATCAATCTACTCCGCAAGCGCTTGTTAAAGAACAAAAGTTCAAAGCTTGAGAAAATGAACAAGAACGTTCTTTATGCCTTGATTATCAAGACATGGAATGCTTATGTCACAGGAGCAGGAGAAAGTGTCAAGATTTTGAAGTTTGATACCGAACGAGATGAATACCCAAAATTTATTTTAAATAAATAATTGAAAACATTATGTCAGTAAATCGCGTAACGTTACTTGGCAACGTGGGCAAGCAGCCCGAAATCAGAGAAGGGGCAGGTGGAGCCAAGTTCGCCACCTTCAGCCTCGCAACAACCGACCGCGCATATACAAAGCGAGACGGCACGCAGGTGCCAGAGCGCACCGAGTGGCACAACATCGTGGCCAACGGCAGCGTGGTGGGGATAATCGAGCGGTATGTCACCGCCGGTACCAAACTCTACATCGAGGGCAAGTTGAGGACTCGCAAGTACACCGCAAGGGACAACACCGAGCGCACCGTCACCGAGATTTACCTCGACAACATGGAATTGCTCGGCGGCAAGCATGAGCAGCCTCAGCAGGGCACCAATCCTCCTTTCTACAACCAACAGCGTTACCAGCAGAGCCCGACTAACTGGGGCGGTGACGACAATGTGCCGTACTGATATGGCAAAGGTTGTTGAGTTTGACCGCTTCAAGGTCATCAAGGCCTCAGCAAAGGAAATGTTTGAAGCCGTAGGGTCGCCCGGCATCTGCGACTATTGCAGCGAGCGGCCCAAACACGGCTACTACATTGCAGTGCTGAACAAGTGGTACTGCCCCAAATGCTGGGAGAATTTCAAGAAACGTGCAGTATGGTATCCCGAGGACGCGATGGTTGAGAACAGAAACTTCGAGTGCTATTCAAAACTGCTTGGATTATGATAGTCCACCTGCATAAAGAGAACGGCCACGTCACCGACCAGCGCACCCTCGACAGCGTGTGTGGGTTCCTGCCGAACGGTGACTATGTGGCCACCATCGAGCCGAAAGCGACATGGGAGCGCAAGAAGCCTCGCACGCTTAATCAAAACGCGCTCCTATGGCTTTGGCTATCCGACATCGCAAACTTCTTCAACAAGACCTATGGCGATGATCACTGGAACAAAGACAACGTGCATGACCTATTCTGCGAGATGTTCCGTTACCCGGTCGTGCTGCCTAACGGCCAGGTTATCGACAAGTGGGTTGAGACCAGCAAGCTCAACAAGCGTCAGATGACCGACTTCATGAACAAGATACAGAGCTACATGGCAACCGAGCATGGTGCAACCGTGCCCCTGCCGGATGATGAAAAGTATAAAGATTTCAAGAATCTTTACTCATGACCTCGAAATAGTAATCCAAATGCTACATTTTCATTATCAAATCCCACACAGTGGCCGCGAGGCATAAGGGTGGGAGCTACAACTCATATACTGGTTTTATATTTTCATTGTTACATACGCGCCAAGCCCGTGAGGGTGCAGCGCTTTCAAGGGTGAGTGACAAAAAGGGCTGACGTCGGAACGATGCCCGTTAATAATAATTCATTTTTTTTGTTGTCAATGGTGTGTAATTAGCAAGACTCCAGGTTCGACTCCTGGCTCACCCACAAGTCAAATTTTAATTCATTCATTGCTTCAAGTCGGGCAACTCCGTGGGTAAGGAGCTACGGAAACCTAATTCCGTAAATCGTTGGTTCGACTCCAACCCCGACTACTGCCGCAAGGCTACAAGTCAAACATTTTATTCACGAAAAATGAAATATACACTGAGACCATATCAGCAAGAAGCGAGTGACGCGGCTGTCAAGTTTTTTAGCGACAAGACAACCGCAAAGCACAACGGGCTGCTCATTCTCCCCACGGGAGCCGGCAAGTCGCTCGTGATTGCCGACATCGCCAGCAAGATTGACGAGCCGTTGATTGTGCTTCAACCAAGCCGCGAGATACTTGAGCAGAACTATGCGAAGCTCATGAGTTATGGTGTGTGGGACTGCTCAATCTACTCTGCAAGCCTCAACCGCAAGGAGATTAACCGCATCACATTCGCCACCATTGGCAGCGTGATGGCCCACTTGGACGATTTCAACGTGTTCCATAAAATCCTCATCGACGAGTGCCACCTGGTCAATCCTCGTGGTGGCCAGTACAAGGAGTTCATCGAAGCCGTCGAGGGGCGGCAGGTGATAGGCCTCACCGCCACACCTTACCGCCTCGGGCAGACGATAGACCCCAAGACTATCAACAGCAAGTGGAAGAAATACGGCTCAATCCTCAAATTCTTGACGAGGACGCGCCCGAGAGTGTTCGACCAAGTACTTTATTATTGCCAGGTAAAGACGCTGTTAGAGGGCGGTTTCCTGGCGAAATTGAGGTACTTCGACATGAATGCGCTTGAGCTGGATCGCGTTAAGCTCAACTCCACGGGTGCAGACTACGACGATGAGAGCCTTTTCAAGGAGTTCGAGCGGGTGGGCTTCTTTGAGTACACCCTCAACATCGTTAAGCGCGTCATGCGCCCGAAGGACGGCTCACTTCGCCACGGAATACTGGTGTTCTGCCGTTTCGTCGAGGATGCCGAGCGCCTCGCCGACGAACTTTGCGGCTTCTGCGAGGTGGTATCCGGTGCCACGCCAAAAAAAGAGCGCGAGGCGATACTTGAGCGGTTCAAGAGCGGAGAAACGGAGGTGGTCGCCAACGTGGGCGTGCTCACCACCGGATTCGATTTCCCTGCGCTGGACACAATTATTTTGGCGAGACCTACGATGTCGCTGGCCCTTTTTTACCAAATGGTGGGGCGCGCGATTAGACCCTATCCCGGCAAAGACGGCTGGGTGATTGACCTCTGCGGGTCGGTCACCAAGTTCGGAAAGGTCGAGGAATTGTGGCTGGACCACGATGAGCGTGGCGGCTGGATTATTACGAGTAACGGAAAACAATTAACCAACATAATGATGACAAAATGAGTTGGAAACGATTTAAGTTCGGCAATCAAAAGTTGTATGTCATTCCCGGCACGGATCACCGCTTCCGGACCGAGCACGATGCAAAGTTCTACTGCGATGAGCACGGGATTGACTTTGCGACTGTCGAGAAATACGACTCCAAGAAGGAGTACGCCCGCTGGCTGGAGTTGCAGATCCTGCAACGCGTCGGCGAGATTAGTGAGCTTCGCCGTCAGGTGGAGTTTGAGTTGATACCTGCCAAGTACGAGACCAAAAAGGTCAAGGACAAGGTAGTTCGTAAATGGTTTGTACCCTACGACCTCCCATGTGGTATTTATGAGTGTATGACGAGGAAAGAAGCTGAGACCTTTGCTAAGGCTAATAAAATCCCATACAAAAAGATTTACAGCAAGGAGTACACCGAGCCGGTCTACAAGGAGGAGTGCATCATGCAGAACGCCGTCTACACTGCCGACTTCGTTTACCGCGACAAGGACGGCAACGAGGTCGTTGAGGACGTGAAGAGTGAAGTAACCCGTAAGGAAGCCGACTATGTGCTGCGTCGCAAGTTGATGCTGGACCGCCACGGTATACTTGTTTTGGAGACTTGACGACTATGGAAGATGGCTGGATAAAACTTCACCGAAAGATGCGTGAATGGCAACACTACCAACGACCATCTGTACGACTGGTCTTTGAGGAGTTGTTGTTCTGCGCCAACACAAAGCCCGCGTGGTTTCATGGCATCAAGGTTAACCGAGGTGAAACTATGGTGTCGATTGAGACCATTTGCGCTTACACTGGTTTCGCCAGAGCAACAGTGGTTGCAGCACTTAAAATATTAGAAGAAACCAAAGAAATCAAGCGTTCAAAATGCTGGCGCGGCATTCGCACAAAAATCGTGAATTTTGATAAGTACCAAGACAATGGAAGTTCAGAAAGCAGTACAGGAAGTAGTTCAAAAACTGAACTGCTTATTGAACCACAAAGTGAACTGCAAACTGAACTGCTTATTGAACCCGAACAAGAATTAAAGAAAGATAAGAAAGAAAAGAATAATATAGATGCTAACGCATCTACGTCAGGTGCTGCCGCACCCGACCCCGAAATGTCCTCTCAAGAAAGTGTGGATTATGTCGGGTTAATGAAATTCTTTAATCGGACAATGGAGGAGGCCGGCGCAATCATTCCTCGGTGCAAGTCTTGCGATGGCAAGCGCAGAGAGTTCGTCCGCGCCCGCATCCGTGAACATGGTCTTGACGCAGTTTACGAGATGATCACGAAAGCGAGCCAAAGCGATTTCCTCAACGGAAAGAGCCGGAGCGGTTGGATTGCCGACTTCACCTGGCTGTTCCGCCCCTCAAACTTCCAAAAAGTGCTTGAGGGCAACTACGACAATAGAACAAAAAACTACAATGGACAACAAAACAATCAACCAAGCACTGGGAGCAATCCCAAAAACACCGTCACAGGGTTCAAAGTCATCAAGGCCGGTGGTTGACTTCAACATCGAGTCACAAATCTTCCGCTCGTGCCTGCTCAAGGTAGAGCCGAAGTTCGACATCGCCAAAGGCGACAGACGGGTGCTTAACTCCATATTCGCGTGGATATGGAAAAAAGACAACATCAACGTGCTCGGCCTGGACTACGACAAAGGTTTCTACCTCTATGGTCCACTCGGGCGTGGCAAGACGATGACGATGCTTGCGACGAGGAAGTACATGAACAGCGTGTTTGCCCGGCACAGGCACATGCAGGAGGACTACCGGCTGAAGGCGTGGTGGAAGACTGCAAGCGAGCTTGCAAACATCTATGCCGCCGACGGGCAGCCTGCGTTGATGCAGTACACAGCACAGGACGTCAACCTGGTGATAGACGAGTTCGGGCGTGAGCCAAACCCTGCAAACAACTACGGTACGAAGATGAACGTGTTGCAGTTCGTGTTGCAGCTGCGCTACGACCACCGCCGTACGAGCGTCACGCACATCACCACAAACATGAGACTCGAAGACATTGAGCCGCGTTATGGCGACTATGTGGCTGACCGCTGCAAGGAAATGTTCAACTTCATCGAGTTCGATGGAGATAGCCTACGTTAAATAGAGTTGGTCGGACTAAAAAACGGCGAAAATCAGAACCGCCCAACGTCCAACGATGATTAACTTTGCAATGCAATAAGATAAAAGTCAAACATTTAATTCATTAAAAGAAATGGAAGATTTTTCAAATGAAATTTGGAAGCCCATTGTCGACTATGAGGGCCTTTACGAAGTGAGCAGCCTTGGAAGAGTAAGAAGTGTCGACAGAGTTGTTCGTGGTAACTATGGGCATTCCCAACCCAAAAAAGGCACCATCCTCAAAGGGAGAGTTGACAAGGATGGCTACATTGACATTGTTTTGTCGAAGAACTGCAAAACAAAACATTTTCGTGCCCACCGTCTTGTCGCAATAGCTTTTATTCCAAATCCCTCAAACAAAGAGCAGGTCAATCACATCAACGAGTGTCCGAGTGACAATCGGGTTGATAATTTGGAATGGGTTACATGTAAAGAAAACATCAATTACGGCACAAGAACTTCTAAAATGGTTGAAACGAGGGTACAACGTGGAATTTTGTCAAAACCAGTCATTCAAATTGATGCAGCGACAAAACAAGTGATTGCCGAATATAGAAGCATGCACGTGGCAGAGAGAGAGACTGGAGCAAAGGATAGCAGCATTTCTCGTTGCTGTTATGGCAAACAAAAATTAGCCAAAGGGTTCCTTTGGAAGTTTAAATAAAGTCAAACATTTAATTCACAATTCTTATGGAAGTAAAGAACATTCCGCTGGTAAGAATACACACCAGCCCCCTCAATCCAAGAAAAACTATCGATGAGGGAGACCTGCAAGACCTTTCCAACAACATCAAACAGCAAGGCTTGCTCCAACCAATTACCGTGCGTCCCATTGAAGCGGACGATACCAACCCTCTGTGTGGTGAATTTGAGATTATATGCGGCGAACGCCGTTACCGTGCCGTATCAATGCTTGAAGAAGATACAATCCCCTGCATCGTACGGGAGATGACCGACGAGGAAGCCCTCGACGCGATGATCACCGAGAACCTCCAGCGCAAGGACGTTGACCCGATTGAAGAGGCATTCGCCTTCGGTCAGCTGCTCAAGACCGGCAAGACCATTGAGCAGATCGCCGACCGCATCGGCAAGTCCAAGCGATTTGTCCAAGAACGTATCAAACTTGACAACCTTTTGCCCGACCTCAAGAAAATGGTCAAAGACGGGAAGCTGCACATTGGCGCAGCCATGCACGTCTGCAAACTCACAGAAGATGAGCAACGACAATTCCTTGAGTGGTGCGATGACCAAGACCAAGACTACATCAGCAGGCGCGATGCAGAGATGTTCACCGATAACCTTTTCATGAACATCTGCAAGGCTGACTGGCACAAAGATTTCAAGGGCTCATGCGGCACCACCTGCATTGAGTGCCCGTTCAACAACGCCAACGTGGGCTGTCTGTTCTACGAAATGAAGCCCCACGATGCCACCTGCACCAGTCGTGAGCGATGGAACAAGAAACGTCACTCATGGTTGCTCAAGCGCATCGATGACAATGCCGATGTCCTCGTCAAGGAGGGTGATAACCTTGAGGCCGGAAAGAGTGTGATTGTCGCCGAATCGAGCCAATACTTCCCAGACAAGAACACCGACTACGAGCAAGTGCTGGAGTATATCCGTGGCAAGGGCTTCAAGGTGGTCAATAAAGAAGACTACTTCGAGCGCTTCTCATCTTACAGAGAGGATGATGAACGGCTGCAAGAGAAACTCGCCAACAACGAGGTTTACCGAGCCGTCGTGGTGGAATCGACATGGAGAGGTGTTGAGGTCAATGTACGATACTATGAGTTCAAGAAAACTGGCACGGAGCATAGCAGCGATGAAGTGAAAGCCATGCAGCTCGTCAACGAGTACAAAGAGAACGAGCGCAAGAGTGCCAGCACACTCGCATCCAAGCTGCGAGACATCCTCCGCGACATGGAGCCGACCGAGTTGAGCACCGAACCTCTCAACCAAACCGAGAGCCTGGTGCTGATGACCTTGATATTGAAGAAATGTTCGTACCAGCTACGCAATGCGCTCAACATCAACTTCACTTACAGCTCCGACCCACAAGTGCTGAACTATGTCAAAGCGCATACCGAGCAAGTGCATCAAATATGCCGGGACTTCCTGCGTGAGGAGTTGTCCAGTGCGGGTGTCGAGTATAACGCAGACATGCAAGTGTGCCAGTCCATGCTTCTGCAAGACTGGGCTAAAGAGCAGACCGAGCAGATGTCCACCGACATGGCAGTCAAGCTCGCCAAGAAGCAAGCCAAGATTGAAGAGCAACTCACCGCCCTCGGCTACAACACCGATGGCACAAAGATGGACTTCTAATGAATTTCTCGCAGCTTAACTACTTCGAGAGGGACAAGCTCGTCCCTCTCGTTTGTGACATGCTCACGAAAGCGAACGGTCGCCCGCTGCCGTCGCAGGTGATTGCCGAGGCGATCCGCAAGATAGGACACCACACCGACACCCGGTCGGTGCGCCGTGTCATCAGCTACATCAGGCGCGAGGGACTTGTGCCCTGTGTCGCCTCCAGCCCCAAAGGTTTTTTCGTGGCCAACAACGTTCGTGAGATAACAGACACAATACTCTCCCTTGAAGGCAGGGTTGACGCCATACAGGAAGTCATAGACGCATTGAGGGAGCAACGATACTTCAAGTTCAACTTATAACGCAGAAACTTATGAAACTTTTCAGAAAAAACAACAGCCAGGCCGTGATGGCCGAAGAACAGACAGAACAACCGACAAGTGACGAGACGCGTCACGAAACAATGCAAACATCGTGGGTGGAGAAACACAAATCCTACGAGCAGGCAGAGCAGGAAAGGTGGGAGCAACGGCGATGGGAGCTCACGCGCTACCTCGTCTCCCAGGACCGGCGCAGCGTAGTGCTTGGCAAGCTAAACTTGTCTGACGCTGCGATAGCACGCAGGGCGCGGCAGCTGGCAGACGCCACGATTGAGGAATTGCGAAACAACAAAATGCAGCACGGACATGGGAAAGGGAGCAAGTGACGAACAGGAAGAGGTTGAACCAATCGCAGAGTTCACAGCCCACTGCTGCTTCCTGTTGATGCTGTTTGGCGGCATCATCCTGGTAGGTATAATTTACGGAATTTACACACTAATTGTTAATCTGATATGTCAAATATGACAACATTCATCATCATCTACGTACTCGGAGTAGTCATCAACGCCTTCGTGGCCGCGTCCATTTGGGACGACCTCAAGGACGACAAAGTACTTGAGAGGGTACGCCTGGCAATATTGCTGTTTTTCGTGCTGGCATCTGTCGGCACATGGGTATATGCAATCATCTACACGGCTGCAAGGTTCATCAAGTCGTTACACGCCGGCAAAAAGAAGAAAGGCAATGGCAAAAAGAATAACGATTAACGGGAAATGGACTTTCTACGAGACCCCGCTTTCATGCGGTGACTGCAAGTGCAGCATCAACGACAACTTGCACGAGGCAGGGGGCAAGTCATTTTGCGTATTATTTGGCAAACAGAAGAATTACTACGACACGCCTCCAAAGCGATGTGTGGAGATGTTTAAGAAGGCTTTCGCCATCGGAGGTGACGTCGCTTTAGTCGAGAAGGAATGAAAACAGAATTTAAGTACAAAGTCGGCGAGAAGGTGCTGCTCAACGGCAAGGAGTCGGTTATCGAGCAGACGGGCATCAGCCTCAACCATCAGCCGCTTTACAAAATTGACGGTTTATGGCACAAAGAAAGAAACATCACGAAGTGGTACCCTCCTTGCCCGGCATGAAACGATGCAACGTGTGCGGCGAGGAGAAGCCCGTGTCGGAGTTTTACAAGCATGGTAAGTACGTGTCTCAGCCCTGCAAGGCCTGCTCCCAAAAACGCTCAAAGTTGCGATGGGAGGCTGAGAAAGAGAGAAAGAGAAGGCTGGCAGAGAGAGCGTCGAAGCTTGCTGCCGACAAGCACATGAGAAGAAAGATGGCCAAAGATGGTGAGCTGGTATGCCGCAACTGCTGGCTCTACCCCTGCTTCAAAGGCATCGACACCATGAGCTCCAACCTCGCAGAGACCTGCATAAGCTGGCATCTGCGAGACAAAAGTTAATATAAAGTTTTCAGCAAAATTCAGCAAAATTCAGCAAAAAATAGAGTTCGAAATATTTTTCTATCTCGCTGAAAATGACTAACTTTATAGTGTAATTAAGCAAATAAGTCAAACATTTAATTCAGCAATTTATGAAAAGGTCAATCTATATCGACGGCAGGCACTGGGACAACATCATGGCCTTGCCGTGTGTTAGAGGGCTCGTAAAGAGGGGCGATGGCAAAATAGTTGTTAAAGTCAAAGTCGCTAAAGTGTCTTACATTTACGCTGGCACTGGAGATGCACTCGTCGAGGACGATGGGGGCAATTGGCACGTGAGAAAAAAGGAGTCCATGGCGCCTCGACGATTAAAGACTGGATACATGCTGTGTCCTTACTATTACGCATGGATTGAGACAAGTAATAGAGGACTTCAAGTGTACCAGTGCGTTGACGATGAGAACAACGAGTCCCGAAACTGTGAGTGGACACCCGAAAGCGGTTGCTTCAAATACCCGAAAGGAGGCCAGCAATGAGCAAGGAAAAATACAACTTTGAGTTGCGCCTCAGCTACACCACCACCCTCCAAAGCCGCTTCAACGGCACTTTCCAAGACGCCCGACTGCGAGGCGACAGAATTGCCTCACGGATGGGCAGGACGCGCCTCTATGCCTACAACGAAAAATTACGACGCTGGGAGATGCTTGGAACCTTTCTCGGGCACATGCGCTATCTAAATAAATGGGGCGAAGAGAATATCATCAAAAGCGATTATTCATGCCTAATAAGGGTAATTAAAACACAGGAAACCAAATGAAAGGCGACCGTTACAAAGTGTCGGCACAATCTTCATCAAGTTTGTTCAACCCTCAAGTTACCGAAATCTATGATGGCAGTTGAAGAACGAGACACCTCAACGAACCGAAAGAGGTTGCCAGGGCTATGTGTGCCGCCAATCCCCGACTGTTCCGATTTGCTGTCGATACCGAGCATCAAGCGCAGGGGCATGACCCCCGAAATGATAGCCGCACAGATGCTGGAGGATGTCCGGTACTGGAGAGCAATGCACCCAGGAAGGGATTGGCTGGCCATCGTGCCACCGTCGTGGAGGGACTATATAAGCTACAATATATGAGACCAACAGCACTTGAAATCATGAAGGCAGTGGCCAAAGCCTACGGCGTGACACTTGAGGATCTGCGTTCTCACAGCCGTGTGGCACGGCTCGCCACTGCGAGGGCGGTAGTTTGCTACCTGCTCTATCGATACTACAACTACAGCTTGAAGGATGTGGGGCGCATGGTGTTGAGAGACCACTCTTCGGTGATGCACAGTGTACGACTGGTCGAGGGTTTCTGCCTTTGGCCGAAGATGTACGCCACCGACCTCGCCATCATCGAGGACATCAAGCAAAAATATCTTAGCGATGGGCAGTAGACGATGGACACAAGCCGAGATAGACTATCTGAGGAAAGTCTATCCTCACCGAAGCAACGCCGACATCGCCGTGTTCCTGCACCGTCCGGTAAGGTCTATCGGGTGGAAGGCTCGCAGCCTCGGTGTGTACAAGTCGCCCGAGTTCGCCGAGCAGCAGCGCAGGGTCGGGCAGTTCAAGCCCGGACACACGCCGGTCAATGCCGGACGCGCGCAGGTGCAGTTCATGAGTGCCGAGGGCATCGCCAACTCGTCACGCACACGCTTCAAGGCAGGTGAGGTGAGGGAAACCTCGCCCACCTACCGAGAGGCGGGCTACGAGATACTGCGATCACCCGACAAGACCGGTCGCCGCTACTGGTGGATAAAGCCGGGCGACGGTCGGCGCATGATGCCCAAGCACCGCTACCTGTGGGAGCAAGCCTATGGCCCAATACCGAAAGGCATGAACATTCAGTTCAAGGACGGAGACACAACGAACTGCGTCCTCGACAATCTCTATCTCATTTCCCGCGCCGCACAGGTGCGCAAGAACTGGGACGATTTGCCCGATGAGCGCAAGGCCGCTTGCCGGGCGAAGATACAGGAAAGGCGAAACAAATCAATCAGAGCCGACCGTCTGCGCCTCAAATGGGGGCTTGAGCCGAAAGGACGGCTCGTTAAACGAATCCAAAGATGAGAAGGAAAGGGACAACACTAACACCAGATAAGCAGAAGTTGTTTTGCTCTTATACGGAGCACGTCACCGCGAAAGGTGCCGGCATTTCTGACCATTACCTCGGTTATGTCTATGATTTCTTGGTCGACGTCGATGAGGTGAACAAGCGGGGGTATACAAAGTATCGTAAATCACACTCTGCCGAGTTTCACTTGAGCGGAAAGCAGCAAGGAGCCATCAGCGACTTCATGTCATGGTGTGGAATTCAAATTGGTGGTGTTAGAAAGCGTGCACGGACAAAGGCGTTGGAGAAACGGTCAAGGCTTGACGAAAAGGCACAGCAGATATTGAACGGCTTCTCGGAATGGCTTGTCAAAGAGAACGCATACAGCCAAAATACGGTGAAGGGCTATATATTTGGGGCAAAAGATTTCCTATGCTACTCAACCTCAATCAGCACCGAGGTCGTAAAAGGCTATAAGGCAGCGATGGAAGAGCAAGGGAAATTGCCCAGAACGGTCAACCAGCGGCTAAATTCAGTCGCTGCACTTGCAAAATATCTCGGCAAGCACATAGAAATCAAGCATACCAAGATACCTCGTACTTTGAGCCTCGAGAACGTGCCGACAGAGAAAGAGGTTGAAAAATTACTTGCCTACTGCAAGGCTCACAATGAGAAAGCCTACATTTGGATCAGGCTTCTCTCAACTACAGGTGCACGAGTGCATGAGTTTGTGATGTTCACCTACGAGATGGTGGCCGCTGGACATGTGGACCTCAAGGGCAAAGGGAGTAAGGTAAGGCGGTTTTTCTTCACGCCGAAAGTGCAGCAAGAATGTGCCGAATATGCCGAAAAGAACAAATTGCAAGGGGCCATCGCCGTCAATCGAACCGGTGGCGTTTGTTCTACCCGTGGTGTCGCCCAATTATTACACGCCATGGCAGAGCGTGCGGGAGTTGACGCGAAAAAGTGTCACCCTCATGCGTTCCGCCACTTCTTCGCCAAGATGTACCTCAAACGGAGCAAGACAAAGGACGTGACTGAACTTGCAGATTTGCTCGGGCATAGCGGACTTGACACGACTATGGTTTACATCAAACGCAGTCAAGAAGAGCAAAAACGAATGTTTAACAAAAACGTGGACTGGTAATGAAACGGGCTATAGATAAATTGGGCGCATACGCTTGCAAGATTGGCAAGGACTTTTCCATCGCCTTTGAGGAGATGTTGGACTTTTTCATCGAGACATTCGACACAGACAGGGTAATGCGTCACGAGTGTAACTACCCTGCGTTGTTGGCAGAACGTAAGCAGGACAATCCAGATATGTTTGAATTGCTCGTTATGTGGCTGGAACTTACCACACAGGGCATCAAAAAGAATGGTGCCTATGACTTCTTCGGCACGATGTATGAGGAAGTCGTCAAAGGCAAGTTTAAGTCATCTTCAATGGGGCAGTTTTTCACTCCGTTGAATCTCTGCCAAGTGATGGCGGAACTTATCTACTCACCAGAAATGCAAACCGTCAATGACTGTTCATGTGGTAGCGGCCGGACCTTGCTTGCCCACTTCATGAAAAGCGATAAGACAAAGTTTTATTATTACTATGCCGAAGATCTTGACCCTATCTGCGTGAAAATGTGCGCTCTTAATTTCATGATACACGGAATGCTTGGTCAGGTTGTTCATCACGACGCACTGAAGCAGGACTTTCTCGGGGCATACGAGGTGAATGAGATTAAGTGGCCTATTCCCACGCCGTGTTGCAGTATCAGGAAAATCTCTGAAGAAGAATATTGGAACCGCCGCGACTGGCTCGTTAAACATAACCGCAAACCTCTTGCAGAGCCTATTGTGGATAACACAAAGCCGGAGTATGCAAATCTATCGCTATTTAATTTCTAATCGTTAAACGCGTGCAATGAGATTATTATACAGGACAGGAACTATATACAGCGAGATTACCAACAAGGGGCGCTCGACTGTGGCTCGAAGGGTGCGAGGCACCAACAAGCAAATCTATACATCGCGCTGGGTGGGCGAGATTGTGGTCAACTACAAGCGCTACCGATTTCGCTCAACAAATTTCGACAACGTGAGACACTGGGTGGACATGATGGTGGAGAAATACCCCACCTACATGACAGGCTTCGATAAAATAACAAAAAAATGAGACAGATATACATAGGAAAAAACAAGAAAAAGAACCACGGCTGTTGCGTCTACCACGACACCAGCCTGCAAAGGCGCGTGAGGCTGGGCAATGGCAAGGTGGTTGAGCGGCGGCACGACTGTTGGCGTGCAGACGTGCAGCTGATTGACTGCAACGGCGTGATACGCATACGGAGGCGCTTCAAGGACAGAGACGAGGCCCTTGCGTGGTTAGGGATTTATAAATAATTTTCAAAACAACAAAGTTATGGACTTACAGAAAGAACTCAACCTGCTTTTGCAGAAGGTCGGCAAAATCGTGCCGACAATGGTATTCATCGGGACGACCACCGACAAGCACAGAGCGTTCATGATGGGCTCGCCCGAAAAGACAGACGGGGAACGCAAGTTTGAGCTCGTCGCAACCGTCGCCATGATGATGGATCAGCGCACTGAACTGCGAGAAATCATCTTCTCGGCGGTGTCCTGGTTTATGCAGGAGAACCCGATGTACCGCGACGCGATGCAGGAAGCACTCAACAAAATGAAAGAGCTCGATGAACACTAACCAGCTTTCACTCTTTGACGATGTGCCGGAGCAAGAGTACGACACCGCAGAGGGCGACGAGTATGCCGCCTTTGTCAAAAAATTCAAGCCTAAAAAAACCACTGACGACTGCTACACACCGCCGGAGGTGTATGATGCCGTCGTGGGTTGGTTGCGCTCCGAGGGACTCATCGACGACACCACGCCGATTGTGCGGCCGTTCTACCCGGGCGGAGATTACCAGCGTGCAGCCTACCCGCCGGGGTGTGTGGTCGTGGATAACCCGCCGTTTTCGATTTATGCGCAGATTGTGCGGTGGTATCTGGCGCACGGCATCCGGTTCATGCTTTTCGGGCCGCAGCTCACCTTAAGCGTGTTCGGCGCGGATGCCTGCTTCATGCCGATTAGTGCAAATATCACCTACGAAAACAGTGCCGTCGTAAATACTGGGTTTGTCACCAACCTAATCCAAGGCGTGAGGCTGTGGACCGCGCCGACGCTGCGTGCCGCCATTATGGCGGTGGTCCCCACTCCGAGAACCATCACTAAAAATACTTATCCGGACAACGTCATCACTTGTGCAAACGCCGGAAAGATAGCATCAAGAGGCGTGGACCTGCGGATTAACGCCGACCAGTGCCGGTGTGTCCACAACGTCGATATGCTCAAAGCCGCCGGCAGGAAACTATTTGGCTATGGGTGGATATTGTCGACCAATGCGGCGGCTGAGCGTGCGGCGGCTGAGCGTGCTGTGAGCACCACTGTACAGTTGAGCGAGCGTGAGTGGGCCATCGTGGCCGAGTTGGATAAAAAATAATTTGGGCGTGTTGAATAATATATGAACATCAACGAACTGCTGAACCAAAATGAGCTGCACATGGCGCAGGTGCTGCGTGCAAGGCTGAACGAACTCGGTTTCCCTCCCAATGTGTTGCGTATTCTCAAAGGGCAAGGGATAACCACCCTCAACGACCTCTGCTCGCGTTCACGCGCCGACCTGCTGGGCATCCGCTTCCTCGGGTCGGCCAACGTGGACGCGATAGAGCGACTGTTAGCGACAATGGATTTACGATTACGCCAATAAGGCGAAAACACTAATTTATTAACAGAAAAATGAGATTTTTTGAAGTAAAAATCAAGATTGACAAGATGCTGGAGGACGGCACCCAAAAGACCGTCGCCGAGACCTACGCCGTGGACGCGCTCTCGTTCACCGAGGCTGAGGCAAGCATCACACAGAAGATGCAGCCGTACATCACCGGCGAGTTCAACGTGACGCACATCAAGATTGCGCAGTACAACACAGTGGTGTTCAACGAGGGCGAGTTGTTCTTCCTCGTCAAGTACAACCTAATCACCATTGACGAGAGCACGGGCAAGGAGAGACGAAATGCGATGTACGTGCTGTTCCGTGATGAAACCATTGACAAGGCCAAGGAACATGCAAGGAGTTACATGAAGGGCACGGTCGTCAACTACGAGATTGAGGCTATCAAGGAAACGAAAATCATAGACGTATTCACCAATGGAGATTAAAATCAAAAAACTGGCCGAGACAGCCACGACCCCGACGAAAGCCCATGCCACGGATGCAGGCTTTGACCTCTACGCCTCTCGCGTGGAGCGCAACGACTACGGGCAGGTCATCTGCCACACGGACATCGCCTTTGAAATTCCGCCCGGCCATGTCGGGCTGGTGTTCCCTCGCTCGTCTATTTGCAAGACATCGCTCTCGCTCACCAACTGCGTGGGTGTGATAGACAGCGGCTACCGCGGCGAGGTGAAGGGTGTGTTCCGCCAGCACGGCTTCCTGCATCCATACCGGCAGGGCGACAGGTTCGCCCAACTCATCGTCATGCGATACCCCGATGTGACGTTTGTGGAGGTGAACGAGTTGGCCGGCAGCGACCGAGGAGACAACGGCTACGGCAGTAGCGGTCAGTAATAACAAAACACAACAGCACAATGGGCAATGCACTTGAAATTCAAAAGCAGGTGTGGGTCAACTCGACGGGCAAGAAATACTCGGTCGACCTGCACGCAGGAAAGGACGGGCGCAGTGACTACTTGATGATTACCGAACACACGGGGAACAGGCGTTACCGCATCAGCATTCCCCTGCCGATGGTCGGCCACCTCATCGAGGCAATTCACGACGCACTGGAGACATAATTAACCACAAGTATAACAATTATGACTACTATAAGACCGCCGTAAGGCAAAACTTTTTTTCAGCAACATTAAATCCGATCAGATGATTACGCTTAACAAATTGACCAAAGAGCTGCATGATGAGATGATGAGGCGGGACGAAATCAACGAGCAGACTTCCCCTCGCGCCATGTCGATAAGGATTTCCCGCGACTGGCGACGTATGGACGCTTGCCATTTGAGCCGACCGCCGCTGCACCTTACGCAAGAGTTCGTGGACGCGCAGCACGTTGACGACGCCTGCCCGACCTACGAGCACGAGTTCAGCGAGCGCGAGGAACTTGCCGCCGACATCATCATCGACACAGCCCTGGCCTTGAGCCAACTCGGCTGCAAGAACATCGAGCAGGTCATCAAAGACCGCATCGCTTGGAGGTTGAGGCACAAGGATTGATGTTGCTTTCGTGAGTATTGTTGAATTTATTTAATTGTTGAAATCCGAAAGCAATGGAAAGAAAAGAAATCGATGTGTCCCTTATCACACCGAACAAGGGACAAGTCCCGGGTCTTCCGAGGAACCCGCGCCTGGTCAAGAAGGAACGCTACGAGGCCACGCGACGATCCATAGAGGAGAGCCCCGAGATGCTGGAACTGCGCGAACTGATTGTTGTGGAGTACATGGACGGCAAGTATGTCGTCGTGTGCGGCAACCTTCGGCTTCGCGCCTGCAAGGAACTTGGCTACAAGACTGTGCCGTGCAAGGTGCTGCCGGCAGATACCCCGGCGAAGAAGCTGAGGGAGTACGCCTCAAAGGACAACATCAACTACGGCGAGAATGACAAGGACATCATCGCCAATGAGTGGGCTGAGTTCCAAAGCGAGCTCGCCGACTGGGGCATGGAGTTCGATCAGCCGAAGCCGAAAGACAAGTTCCGGGAGAGATTTGAGGCGATGGACAACGACTCCGCGGTCTACCCATTAATACCGAAGTACGACGAGAAGCACGAATTGTTCATCATTCAAAGCTCTAATGAAGTTGACAGCAACTGGCTGCGTGAGGTGCTCGACATGCAGCACATGCGCTCGTACAAGACGGGCAAGGTGAGCAAGAGCAACGTCATCAGCATACAGGACTTCCGTGACGCCATCACGCGAGGTCAGAAAGGAGCTGAGCAATGAGCCTGCGTATCGTAATCCCCTCCCACAAGCGGCACGACCGAGTGTTTGCGAAATACCTCGTCAACGACCCTATCATCTGCGTGGCGAAGTCGCAGGCCGACCTCTACAAGGAGTACAACCCCGACTGCGAGATAGTGACGCACCCCGATGACATCATCGGCTTAATCCCGAAGCGCAACTGGATGGCGAAGCATTTCCGTGATTTGTTCATGCTCGACGACGATGTGGACGCCTGCAAGCGGCTCTACTCGGAGAAGGGCGAGACGGCACGCATCCGCGACCACAACGAGATAACTGCAATCATCGAGAACCTCTACGACATTGCCTGCCTGCTCGACGTTCATGTGTTCGGCTTCACCAGTCGCATCTCGCCGGTCATGTACGACGAGACGGAGTACCTCTCCCTCGACAAGATGATTACGGGCTGCTCCTACGGCGTGCGCTACAACAAGAACGTGTGGTGGAACGAGGAACTGAAGCTGAAGGAGGATTTTTGGATCTCGTGCTACATGAAGTACACCGAGCGTCGTGTCCTCACCGACTTGCGCTACAACTTCGAGCAGAAAAACACCTTCGTCAATGCAGGTGGCTTGTCGGCCATCCGCAACCAGGACGAGGAACAGCGGTCAATCCTGCTCATCCGAAAGTATTTCGGCGAGGCCATCCGCCTGAAGGGTCAAGGCAACAACGGCAAGGACAAAACCAAGTCGCTGGTGCAGTACAACATCAGTGCGTCATTCCCTTATTGAATTGACAATTTTTGGCAAAGGTTAAGGCGCTGAATTTCAGCCTTTATCTCGTCAAAAATGATTAACTTTAGAGAAAAATATGGGACATTTCGTACTGAGAACCAAGAATGGCTACGACTTCCTTGAGGTAGCCAGCGCATTGCAGAAGAGCATCCGCCGCGACGATGTAGTGGTGGCGGCTTTCTTCGGAGTGGAACTGTGGCAGTCGGGCTACGCCAACTATTTGTGGAAACGACTCTACACGATAAGTGCAGAGGACTGCTGGGGGCTCATCACCCACGAGATTGACGCGCTGCACAACGGCTATGAGCTGGTGAACAAAGGGAGCAAAGAGCCGAAAGGACGCATCTTCATCGGCAAGGCGATAATCCTGCTTTGCGAGTGCTACAAGAGCCGCGACGCCGACCACCTCAACAACCTTGCGGTGGACAAACTCGCGCTCACCGACCCGCAGATCCTCGCCGCCCTGGACGATGCACGCCGAGAACCGCTGGATGTGCCGGAATACACCTTCGACATCCACACGAAAAAAGGTCGCAAGATGGGCAAGACGAAAGCGCAGTTTTTCCACGACGAGCATGAAGCTTTGTCGCCGAGGATGCCTGGGCTTTTCGACAATCTTGTGCCTTAATTATGACTCTTTGACCAGCAGCACACCATCAAAATGAGAGCAATAATAACCGGCAGCGAGGGCTTCATCGGTAAAGTCCTCTGCCGCCGACTCCAGCCCGTCTTCGAGGTCATCCGCATCGACACGAAGATTGGGGGCGACGCCGCACGGATAGAGCCCTTGCTGGCTCACGGCGGAATTGATGCGGTGTTTCATCTTGCAGCCGAGACGAGCGTGTTCAACGACCGCCTCGACGACATCGAGCGAGAGAACGTCCACGCCTTCATGGTGGTGGCCACGGCTTGCCGACGCTACGGCGTGAAACTGGTGTATGCCTCCAGCAGCACCGCCAACGCCTGCAACACGACCTCGATGTACGGCATGACGAAGCATTTCAACGAGCAGTTCGCGAAAGCCTACTGCCCGAGAGCGACTGGCGTCCGTCTTCACAACGTGTATGGTCCCGACCCACGAGAGGGAACTCTGCTGTACAATTTGCTTAACCAAGAGACCTGCACGATTTACAACGGCGGACGCAACGTGCGCCACTTCACCTACATCGGTGACGCGGTAGAGGCGTTAATCTACGCCTACACCTGCAACCGACAACTGGTGAATGCGGTGAACCCTGTGTGCAACACGGTGCGTGAGTTCTGCGACGAGGTGGCCAAGTACAAGCCCCTCCAACTGGACTACACGGACGACTTGCGGCGACTCGACAATTTCGAGCAATCGGTGAACTATTCGATTTTCACCGTACCTTTACCGTACCGAAGCATCGAGCAAGGCTTGTCACAGGTGTTTTCGGAAAACATCTCTGCTGAGATGAAATAGATGTTTGACACCGACCGCCGGTGTCTGCGTTCCATCGTGGAGCCGGCGGTCATTTTTTTTCGAGAGATTATGAACTATACAGGAATAACGCCAGCTGGGAGCAAGGTCACAGGCCGCCTCGAAGTAGAGGACGGCATCAGTTACATCGTGCAGGTTGACGAGACCGGCAACGAGACGTGGTACATGGTGCACACCAGCAGCGTGAGAAAGGAGAATTGATATGGCTAACAGTAACCCAAAGCAGACTAAGGCTTTCCGTGACAATAAGGGCAGATTTGCACGGAATACAACGGAAACACAACGGGAAATTGCACGCAAGGGTGCAGCAGCTTCCAACCAAGTTCAAGCCGAGAAGCGAACGATGAAGGAGGTGCTTACAAGTCTGCTTGATGTGAAGCTCGAACCCGACAAAGTGCGGCAACGCATCATTAACCTCGGTTATCCTCCCGAGATTGCCGAGAATGTGACCCCACGGCTGATGATTGCCCTCGGCTTCATCAACCGCTGTATGGGCAAGGGAGACCCCAACGCCATCAAGCTGATGCTTGAGGTAATTGGGGAGTATGTGGAAACTATACGCCATGAGCTTCCAACCGACAAGGGAGAGCTTGTGCTCGCCCCAAAGAAGAAAGACTGATGTGCATTGACAGAGAACTGCTTTCGCCTAACGGCTTTTGGCTATGGAGGTACACGCTCGATCCGAGTGTGCGCTTCATCGTGCTGTACGGGGGCTCGTCCTCGGGCAAGTCGTTCTCAGTCGCGCAGTTTTTCTCCATCCTCGCCTACTACGAGGGGTGCAGTCTGTTGGTCATGCGCAAGGTAGGCGCCAGCATCGAGAAGACTATTTACTCCGATTTCCGAGCAGCCATCAACGGCATCGAGGGGTTGGCAGACTGCTGCCGTTTCAAGCAGAACAGCATCGTGTTCAACAACGGTGGCAAGATTGATTTCAGCGGTCTTGACGACCCAGAGAAAATCAAGGGTATCAGCCAGTACAAGCGAGTATTCCTTGACGAGTTGAGCGAGTACGATGAGACCGACTTCAAGCAGATACGCCTGCGTCTGCGTGGCCAGGAGGGACAGCAGATAGTGGCAGCCTTCAACCCCATCAGCGAGGAACATTGGATTAAGAAGCACTGGTTCGATCGAGAGGAATGGCACGAAATCCCGATGTCGCTTACCGTTGGAGGGGAGACACTACCGCCAGAGCTGTGTGCCGTGAAGTCGGTGCGCATGAACAGCGAGAAACTAATCCTCAACCCCAACACCGGCGAGTACGACCGCCATGCGCCCGACACAATCGTTATCCAGTCCACCTACCTCAACAACTTTTGGGTGGTGGGTTCTCCCGATGGAACTTACGGCTACTACGACTATCAAGCGATAGCCAACTTCGAGAACGACCGCATCAACGACCCCGACTACTACCAGGTCTATGCGCTCGGCGAGTGGGGCCACATCCGCACAGGCGCGGAGTTCTTCCCATCGTTCAACCGTGGTGTAGTGTGCGGCAAGTTCCCATTCAACCCCGAATTGCCCATACACATCAGCATGGACTCCAACGTGCTGCCGTATGTCACCGCTACGTTCTTCCAAAAAGAGTATAAGCCCGACGATTATCAGCAAGTTACGCAGTTCGATGAGCTGCCGATAGAGAGCCCGAACAACTCGGCACGCAAGGCTGCGAAAGTGATTGCCAAACGGCTGTGTGAGTACCACTACGACGGCAAGGTCTATCTGCATGGCGACGCGTCAGGCAAGGCGGCGAACACCATTGATGAGAATAACCGCTCGTTCTTTGACCTCGTGATTGACGAGCTGGAGCATGAAGGCTTTGAGGTTGAGGATTGCATCGGCAACAAGAACCCGAGCGTGGCGACCACCGGCGAGTTCATCAATGCCGTGTGGGACGGTCGTGTGCCGGGCGTGGCTATCCGCATCGACAACGGCTGCACCGTGAGCATAGACGACTACCAAGCCGTGCAGAAGGACGAGAACGGAGCCATCGCCAAGCAGAAGGTTACCAACCCGGTTACCAAGCAGAAGTACGAGGCACATGGGCACGTATCAGACACGCTGCGTTACGCCGTGCACGACTTGTTGCGTGCCCAGTACACCGAGTTCAGCATGGGGCGCAAGCGGTCAATCTACAGCGAGGGCGAGTTCAAGTTCTTCAACCCGGCCACGGAGTACGACTACGAGCAGACGATTGTCTATGTGCTGCCGTCGTTCGGTGGTCGTTTCGCTCTTGCGCGTCTTGCCCGCATCGGCGACCGCTGGCACCTCACCGACGTATGCCTGCGTACTGTCAAGGGCAACGATGAGATGGCTGGGTGGATTAGGTCTGTGCAAAGCGACATGTACATCGTGGAGTGTCAGCAAGCCTACTTCCCGATGGTGCGCGACCTGCGCAAGGATTTGCCGCAGGTGAACGTGCTGAGGCTCGGTACCGACCATCGCACACGTATCTCGGCGATGAGCGACTGGGTGCGCGCCCACGTCCACCTCGACCCCGAGAAGATGAGCGAGCCTGAGTATGCCGCGTTCATGGGCGACGTGCTGGACTACAACGACCAGTCACCGGCGGATCAGTCGGCAGCCTCGGCTGTGCTTTCGGGATTGGCACGCATCATCATTCGGGGTGTGTAAGCCCGACGATTATCAATGAGTTAGCAAAGGTTAAGGCGGTAAAAAACGGCGAGAAAATGAACCGACTTTGCCAAATAATGACTATCTTTATAGTGTAAATAAAATACAAGTCAAACATTTAATTCTACAAGACAATGAAAAAGAACATCAAATTTCCGGCTGACTTCTACGAGCAACTCTACGACAAGATTATGGACTACGGCTTCGATCCCGACAATGAGGACGACACCAGCTGCTCAATGGAGATTGAGATAGGCAAGTTCACAATCAACCTGACCGCCACTTTCGAGGTGCATGTTGTGGACAACAGCTTCGATCATGCCTTCGGAACAGAGTACATCTACGACCTTGAGGCTGGCGATCTTGAGGAAATCGAGGATGTTGTAATCACCTACGATGATGACGACCTCACAGAAGAAGTGGAGCTCACCGACCAATTCGACTACGAGTTCTTTTGGAACCAGTTCAAGGTTTACGGCACGAAGAGCAAGGGCGTGCAAATTCACCATGGCGATGAGGTGGTGGTGAAGTCAAGTTTCCGCTATGGGTCATGGGAGAAGATGATTTACCTCTACACCGACAAGCGCCTGGGTGTCCACGTATGCTGCCGCCGTTTCGGCAAGTATCCGTGCAAAAGGAATTACCAGTACATTCTCCCTGCCACCACCGCAGCTTTGTCAATCGTCGGCAAGAACAATTACTACCTAAGCCATCAAGTGTGATTGCGAGAGTGATTTTTTCTCAACGAGACTAAATTTTAGCTATAATACTATAAATCAACCCTTTTTGCAAAGCAAACCGTTTTGACAGAGCAAAAAACGCCGTGGGTCGGTTTCCAAGAATTTGAGATTTCGGGAAACCGGCTCTTTTTGTAGGTAACTTTGGGCAACACAGTAAGATACATGGGACTGCTAAAGACATTAGGTTTTATCACCAAGAGCGCGACCCCGGTAGAGGGCGGGAAAACTGACGTCATCGACACTGCCGCAAGGCGGTTGCAGCTGATGCGTGAGATTGCCGCCACCCCCTATGTGGCCAACGCCAACTTCATCACGCTGTTCAACACGGTGCCCGAGGTGGCATGGCCGGTGAACTACATCGCCAGTCGTGCAGCAGGTGCTAAATACGTGCTCAAGAAATTTGACGATGACTCTGTGGTGTGGAACAACGAAGCCGTCAACCGCATACTTGTCAAGCCTAATTCTTTCGACACTTGGTATCGCACGTTGTGGAAGCATTTCGCCTACAAGCTCGTCACGGGCAACTCATTCATCAAGGCAGCCATGAGCGACGCGTTCTCCGGCGCCAAGACGCTCTACAAGTGGTGTGACCGCTATGTGACGCTGGAAGAGCCGTATGTAACCATCGAGTACAAACGGCAGATGGGCGACATCTACGGTGTGAGCGATGTCGAGGACGTGGTGCAGTGCTATTACCACGACTACGGCCAGTTCGTTCGCCGTCCTATCGCGCCTCAGTGCGTGTTCCACGATGTGGACGACACGTTCGGGTTCTACAACGGCGACCCGCTGAAAGCCAAGAGCCGTCTGTGCTCTGTGCTGAAGGCAATCAGCAACCTCATCGCCGTGTATGAGGCGCGTAACGTCATCTACGTGAAGCGAGGCGGTCTCGGATGGCTTGTGAGTGAGATGGCCGATGACATGGGAAGCCGTGCATTGACATCGACAGAGAAGAAGCAAATCCTCGAAGAGGCAGACAAGATGTATGGCTTCGGAGAAGGAAAGTATCCCTACGGCATCAGCGACGTGAAGCTGTCGTTTGTACGAACCAACTTGTCGATTACCGACCTCCAGCCTTTCGATGAGACCCTTGCCGATGCTGTTGTCATTGCCGGTATCTACGGCATTCCTCCAGTGTTGATACCGCGGAAGGACCAAAGCACCTACTCCAACCAGGCCAATGCCGAGAAGGCGGTATACTCGTCGGTTATCATTCCGCTGGTCCAGCGGTTCTGCCAGGAGTTTACGCACTTCCTCGGGCTTGACCAAGACGGGCTGTACCTCGACGCTGACTTCAGCGGTGTGGACTGCTTGCAGGCAGGGAAGAAGGAAGAGCAGGAAGTGCACCGCTCGATTGCAGACCGCTGCAAGATGGAGTTTGAGAGCGGTATCATCACGCTCAACGACTGGAGGGCGCAACAAGGATATCAACGGGTGGAGGACACGCTTTACGATAAGCTCGTGAGCGAAATGACGCCCGAAGAGATACAGAGATTGAAACAATTTATTAACCCCAAAACAGAAGAAGATGAAGGAGATGTATCAGCGCCTGCTCTACAAGACGAAGGCGAATGATTTGGACGAGGCGAAAGGAATCGTCACGGTAGCCGTAAACGGCATCGGCATTGTTGACTCTCAGAACGACATCTCAATGCCGGGCTCGTTCAACAAGACGCTCAAGGAAAACATTGGGCGCATGAAGTGGTTCCTCAACCATGACACCACGCAGCTGCTTGGCGTGCCGCTTGAGGGCGAGGAGCGCGACGGCAACCTCGTTATGACGGGGCAGCTCAACCTCGCAAAGCAGATTGGCCGCGATACGCTGGAGGATTACAAGCTCTATGCCTCTGCCGGGCGCACGCTGGAGCACTCCATCGGCGTGCAGGCCATCAAGCGAGACCCCGAGGACAAGCGCAAGGTGCTTGAATGGAAAATGTGGGAGTACTCCACGCTCACCTCGTGGGGCAGCAACCCTCAGACCTTCCTTGTAGGCATCAAGAACGACAACCCGAGCGATGTGAGGGCAAACATTGAGTTCATCAGGAACGCGCTCAAGATGCGCTATTCTGACGAGCGACTAAAACAATACGAGATGAGACTTGACATGCTTAACAAAGCGCTTGAGGGCGCAGTAGTAGTGACTTGCCCCTATTGCGGGGAGGAATTTGTTTGGGACGAAGCCGAACGGCACACCTTCGACCAGCAAGTGCTGGACGCTGCCGGCAGTTACCTCAGTTGGCTTGCCGATGGAATCGTCCGAGAGGAGATGAACAAGCTGAAGCCCGAAATCCGCGCTGCCGTGCTTGCCATTCTCTCACCGGTATTGAGCAAGTGTGACGGCAAGATTGATGCAAAACTTGTGCAGAAGTCGCTGACCGACCTCACCGAGTATGCCTATTGTCCGCACTGCTATGCGAGAGTATATAGTTCGAGTATCACGCTTGGGCAGGAAACTCCTGCTGCCGAGAAGACCGAGGACGAGCCGTCAGAAGACACTCGTGACGAGGACGAGGAGCAGGAGAAGAAAGCCGCCACCGGCACTTTCTTCGGAAGCCTCAACGCTGCTATCGAGAAACATTAACCACTAAAATTTTAATTTTATGGCCTTTAAGAAAGTAACCAAATCGGACTTCGGCTACAACCTTGACAATATCAAGGATGCCGAGCAGAAGAGCTTCATGGAGAATATTCTTGGTGCGATGTGCGAAGTTGTCAACAAGGCAATGGAAGGCGCCATCACCGCCGAGGACATGAAAGCTCAGTTTGAGAGTATCAACGAGCGGCTGAAGGGCTACGATGCCGAGAAGTTCGCTCAAGTAGTAAAGGACAACGAGGAACTGCGCGAGGTGCTGAAAAAGGCGATGGACACCATTGCTAAGGCTAACGAGGCCGGTCCTGCTGCCGTCAACTCCCTCGGCAAGTTCGAGGAGAAGATGATGGCGATGTACGACAGTGAGAAGTTCAAGAGCTTCATGGAGGGTCACACTCGCAAGTCTGGCACCTTTGACGGTTTCAGCCTCAAGGACCTCAACACCGTGTCGATGACCAACGACTACACCGGCAACATTCTCATCACCCAGCAGCAGAACGTCATTGCCAGCAAGTACGCTCCCAAGCGCCTGCACATGCGCGACGTGCTGACTTCGCTGGCTGGCGACCCTGCTTTCCCCAACCTCGCCTACACCGAGATTGAGAGCATGGACCGCAATGCACGCTATGCCACTGAGAACGGCCGCCTGAGCGAGTCGCACATCAGCGTGAAAGAGAACCAGGCAATGGTTAAGCGCCTCGGTACTTACCTGCCTATCAGCAAGCGCATGCTCAAGAGCCGTGCTTACATTCAGTCGTACATCGTCGCCATGCTGCCCGAGGCTGTGTACTCGGCAGAGGACTGGAACATCCTGTTCGGTGACGGCAACGGCGAGAACCTTGAGGGTATCACCAAGAAAAATGGCTGCAAGAGTGTTGAGAGCATCATCACCACCGCCATCGTGACTGGTGCTGCCGGTTCTGTGAAGAGCGTGACCGCTTATAACAATGCAGGCGGTGTTGTCATTGAGTTCACTAATCCACAGCCCGACATCCTCGACGGCATGAAGATTACGTTTGCCAACGCTTCGTCTGGCAATGCCTCTGTTCTCAACAAGACGCATGACGTAATCAAGATGAATGACCGTCAGATCCTGCTGCCCGACGTGAAACTCGCAGGAGCGGAAAGCGCTGTATCCAGCATGACGTTCACTGTCAACAACGGCGGCTTCAAGAGCATCGAAGCCCCCAACAGCTCCGACGCCATCAAGACCGCTTTCGCGGTAATGTCCTACGCCCAATATTACCCAACAGCCATCGTGCTGAACCCCATCACTGTCAACATGATTGAGAGTGAGAAGGACACGCTCGGTCGCAACCTGGGTCTGATTGAGAACGTGGGTGGTGTGAAATACATTGCCGGACGTCCTATCATCGAGTACGACGGCATTCCTGCCAACAAGTACCTGCTCGGTGACTTCCGTCCTGTCGCTGCCGCTCTTGTGGACTACACCAACCTCACCCTTGAGTGGGCCGAGGATGTGGAAACCAAGTTGACCAACCAAGTGGTGCTCATCGCTCAGGAAGAGGTTATCTTCCCTGTTTACAATCCTTGGGCATTCGCTTACGGCGACCTTGCTGCCCTCAAGACAGCCGTCACCAAAGCTTGATGAGCCATGAACGAGAAGTATATCGTTGAAGGCCCTGCTTTGGCGAAACTGCTTCGCGAAAATCGTATCCGTATAGCGAGGGGTGAACTCACCTTTACACCCCTCGTTGACGGGGACGAGAAGAAAGCGGAACCAGTAACAGTTGACGACGAGGACAACAAGGACATTCCTCCTGTTGATGAGAAAGTTCCAACGGAGGTAGAGAATGTGGATGCTCCCTCAGAGGACAACCAGGACGAAGAGATTTGGGACTCCAAGGAAGTTGCCCCCGAAGACTCCAAGGAAGTTGCCCCCGAAGAGGAAAGCAAAGATGTAGCTCCCTCAGAGGACAACAAGGACATTCCCCCTGTTGAAACCAAATCGCCAAAGAAAGGCAAAAAGTAAGATCGACACATGAACCTCATAGATTGCTCATATTTCTACGTTGGGCCGTTGCAAGTGATGAACGCGCGACAGGTCGACGACCTCGACAACAATGCTGCCGAGGTGCAGGAGTGCATTACTGCCTACATCGAGCGTTATCAGTCCGAGTTCCTGCTGAAGATGACCGGCAAGGACTTGGCAGCCGAAGTGACTGCCTACCTCGCAGCCCGAGGTGAGGACGAGGACTACACCGACGAGGCGATGGAGACGTTGTGCCAGCAGCTGCGCCCCTCGTTCGCGCACTATGTATATTTCAAACTCGTTGGAGACGTCAACCAAAACATGACCATTACCGGATTGATGAAGTTGAAGTCAGCCAACGAGAACCAGCCGCCGCGCCAGCGCATGGTCAAGGTGTGGAATGACATGGTGGAGTTGAACAAGCAGTTCGTTGCATGGGCGGAAATGAGCGACTATGATGTTTATTACGACGTCGAGATGATAACTCCCATTAACCAGTTTAACCTTTGATGGATCAGATAGAGGATATATTCAGAAGCATTGTCGAGGCCGTCGGCAAGTCGGTCACCATCACAAAGACCCGTTCCGACGGGGCGACTGATGTGGTGGACGGAGTGTCGATCAACTACATATACGGGTCGGCGCAGTACGTCAAGGACGTCCTTGACGTGCGAGGAAAGGGCAAGCAGGGGATGCCCGTGAAGCTGCCCTTGATAGCCTTGCAGACACCGAACGTGATTACAGTTGACAGTGCCGACTACCAGTACAAGACGAAGATAAACCTCGTCATCGCGTGTTCATCGAGGAAAGATTGGAGTAATGAGAAGCGTATGGAGACCTCTTTCAAGCGCGTATTGTTGCCCATCTACGAGAAATTGATAGATGTATTGTTGTCCGACCCCCGTTTTGATTGGGGGTATGGTGGGCTTGATTTTGTCCCGCATACGATGAGCAAGAACTTCGACTACGGCCGTTACGGGGCGTTGACACCGAGCGGTCAGGAAGTGAGCGAGCCGATTGACGCTATCGACATTCGCTCCCTTGAAATCAAAGTTAATAACCAATCATGCTTAAGATAAACTATGGCAAGAATTAGAACTTGTGCCAGCAACAGCTTTGCGACTGGCAAGTCGATATGCGAAATCGACTACGACAAAATCAAGTACCTTGTGCTCACCAAGCACGGGGTGAAACTGGACTATGACACACTTGACAGCCTGCGTGCGCAGTGCCATGCCGACCTGCCTAACCGCGCCTACGGCTTCCCTCAAATCGTGAACTGGGAGCCCAACGGCGGCGAGGTGCAGACCTCGCAGGTGGGTTACGGGCCCAACGTGTACAATGGCGTGAGCGCACGCACCGACGCGTTCACTATCGACAAGTACCGTCACTACCTGCGTGCCGAGATACTCAAGAACGTCGACGAGGAATTTGATATGTACCTCATCGACGCCAAGAACAACCTCTACGGCCTCAACGACGGCACCGACACCCTTGCGGGCGTACCTGTGACCATCTATCCGAGCGGCAACGACCACCCGGGCGCAAGCGACAAGGCTTCGCTTGCCGTGAATGTGGCCTATGTCGACGTCGAGGATTACATGATTAATCTTGATGTTGCTCCCCTGGGCTTCAACGCCCGCACCGCTGTTTACGGGTTGATGCCCGTGACGCTGGAGAAAGTCGGCAGCAGCGGCAACAACTACAAGATTGTCGAGTACTACGGCAAGGGCGATGCCACGGCCAAGTACGGGGAGCTCATTGCAAGCAACGTTGCGGAAGTCATCACCGGTGCCACCGCCGCCACCTATGATGCAGCAGGCAACCAACTCACGTTAACGCTCGGCTCGGGTTCTTCCACTCCTGCACTGAAGCCAGCTTCAGCGCTTGAGAAGAAGGGCATCTACGGCATTGAGCCCTACACAGCATCATGAAGTACGAAGGTGTAACCTTTGTCACGGAAGCAGTCAAAGCGATGTCGAAGGAGGTGTTCATAAAACACCACATTGACAACTTCTGGCTCGATCGTGACAAAGAGACGCGCAAAAAGATGTTGGCGGACGTCTACGAGCGCATCAACGGAAAAGAAAAGAAAGCCTAATTCCCCCTTTATCGCGACAGGGTGTGCGCCGCCAAGTGTGACGTGCACCCTTTTTCCAAACAGACTATGAACATCAAGGAAATGCGTGAGAAGATAGGACGTGCGAAAGCTCAAATTCGTGGAGAGATAGCGCGGTGCATGGATACCAACAAGCACGAGATGGTGGTGTCGGTGCGCGAGCAGTTGTATTCCGGCATCGACGGGAACGACGCCACACTCTCGCCATCCTACAGCCAGGACTCCTACTTCGACAACAAGCGGGCCGGATTCTTTGACGAGGAAGCCGACCACTGGGTGTCGTGTTTCATGCACCCCGAGAGGTATATTGCCTGGAAGCAGCGCATCACCCCTCCCAAGGAAAGCTCCATTTTGGGGCTTCCGGCGCGGTCAAGCGACACACCCAACCTTTTCATCGTGGGCACGTTCCACAACTCAATCGATGCACGGGCGACTGCCGGCGGAGTGGAGTTGTTCTCCTTCGGGTGGGACAGCGGTCCGGCAGTGGAGAGAAAGTACGGCTCGCAGATATTCGGGCTGGGCACCATGGCAGTGGGTCGCTTCAACGGCAAGTTTCTGTGGCCGTGGCTGCACAAATGGTACGACAGCCTATGAGTTGCAGGTGTGTGCAAGAGCAGTGGCAGCGCGACCGCGACAAGCAGCGTGCGTTGGCCAAGAAGACAGCCGTCATGCTCGGACGGCCGCAAGTCTTATACAAGACCCCGGATGGCAAATACCGCTTTGTCACCGACGGGGAGAAATACAGCGGTACAATTGAGGAGATAATAACACAATATTGAAAACATGGCGAAAGAGACGTTAATCACCGACCTGGTTGCGCAGGACGCGCTCGACCAGCTGGACAAATTAGACACCGCGATAGAAGGCACGCTTGGCAAGTTCCAGGACTGTGCCCGTGAGCTTGCGAGAGGGCTGAAGGTAAACGTTGAGGTCAACGGCGATCTCGACCGTCTGAAGGATTTGTCCAATACGCAGATGCAGCAGGCAGCCCAAGCCACGCAGCAGCTTACCTCGCAGTTGCAGCAACAGCAGCAAGTCGTCAGCCGCACCACGGCGGCCATAGCAGAGCAGTTGCAGAAGCAGGCACAAGCCAACGAGGCGACGCGCCAATCCGTTAGTGTGAACCGCGAGGCAATGGCCATTACCGACAAGGTGCTCGGTTCACTTCAGGAGAACATTCACCTGCAAGCGCAGTACAAGGTGCAGATTTCCCAAGTGAACAAGGAGATGAGCGACTTGAAGAAGCAGTTCGACAACGGAGGGCTCACACAGCAGCAGTATGCCAACAAGCTCGCCCAAGTTACTGCAAGAAAGACCGAGCTCACTGTTGCCTCGCAGAAACTGCAAAGCATCATCAATGCAGACCAAAAGATAATGATGAGTGCAGAGGGCAGCTACGACAACATGTCACAGTCCCTGGTGCGGTTGAAGCAGGCAATGAGGAGCGATGACGCAACGAGCCTCAGCGCGGAGCAGATGCAGTTGCTCATCCAGTCCGAGCAGCAGCTGAGCAACGAGCTGAAGCACCAAGACGAGCTCATGGGAGAGCACCAGCGCAACGTAGGTGATTATTCCATCGCCTTGCAAAACGGGGTTGCCTCAACGGACGACCTCAACAGGGTGCTGGGTGTCAATGCCGCCACCATAGAGGGCTGCATCGAGCAGAACAAGGCATTGGAGGAGGCAAAAACCAAACTCGACACGCAGGACTCTAATTATACGCAGACACTTGAACGCATCAACGAAAAGATAGCCGAGAACAAGCAGCGCATTTCCGACGTGAGCGACATCCTCGGAGTGCAGGCCCACTCGGTCGAAGAAGCAGAACAACAGAACAGACGGCTTGCCGAGGCGTTGAAGCTTATCGACGACAGAAGTGCAGGTGCATCGGAAAAGATACGTGCCTACAATGCGCAGATCCAGGCAAACAAGAACTATATACAGCAGAATGCAAGCAGTCTTCGTGACAACACGAAGGAGAGCAATGCCTTGTTTCAGCAAATCGCTGGCCTTATTGGCATAAACACCAATTTCGGTGCCTCGTTGCGAGGCCTTTCCGCGAATGCTGCCAAGGGCGGTTCCCTGCTCACTGGCATGGGCAACAGCCTCAAGGCATTCGGCAGCACCCTTTTGGGCTTGCTCAAGAACCCCTACGTCCTTGCCGTGGCAGGTGTGGGCATGGGCTTCAAGTGGTTCTACGACTACAATAAGGGGCTCTTGGAGGCTACCCGGCTGACCAAATACTTTTCCGGACTGACTGGAGATGCGATGAAGTCTGTGCGCGACAACGTGCAGGCAGTCTCAGACACATTCGGGCAGGATTTCACCTCAACACTGAAGGCCGCCAACGCCATTTCTCAAAATATGGGCGTGAGCATTAACGACGCCGTCGACCTGATTTCAAAAGGTTTCGCTGCCGGAGGTGTGAACAGCCAGCAATTTCTCTCCAACCTCGAAAGGTTCGCGCCCACCTTTGACAAGATGGGCATGAGTGCCGAGGAAATGGTGGCAGTTTTGTCTCAGTTAGACAAGGCAGGTGTCAACTCGCAGAGGGCCTTGATGGCCATGAACAAAGCCTCGTTGCAGCTGCGAACGATGAGCAAAGGCACTTCGGAAGCACTAAAGGGCATTGGCATCGATGCCTCCGAGATGAGCAGACAGATACAGAATGGAGAGAAGAGCGTTAGGGAAGCGATGAGCGAAATCGCCGAAAAGCTGAAAGGCATGGGGGCGAACTCAAAGGAAGCCGCAGCTGTCATGAAAGAGCTGTTCGGTGCCCGTGGAGAGTCTGCTATTGGTGAGGGCTTCTTGACGTTTCTTGCCAACGGCAACAAGGGACTTGAAGAGCTGCTTGGCAAGCAGGACAGCCTGCAACATTTGAAAATCAAGGAAGTCGAGGTCAACAAGCAGCTCAACGACGTGCTTGCTTCGATGTTCGACATGACGGGGGGAGGTTTTGAGAGCATCACCGCAAAGACAAAGATATGGATTAAGGAGGGGCTGATAGCTGCAATCAAGTGGGTGGTTGACCTTATCAACTACTTCATAGAATGGTACAACGAGAGCATGCTTGTACGTGCAGGCATACAGTATATTTATACCGCCATACGCACAACCTATGCCTTGCAGAAAGTAGTCTTCAACGTTGTCATTGACGCCATCAAGGCTGTGGGAAGGGGACTTCATGCGCTTGGAGACATCTATGAAGGAGTGTTCTCCGGAAATTTTGACAAGGCCGGCAGAGGCTTCCGCCAGCTCATGGGCAACTTCAAGGTCACATGGACTGAGGTTGCCAGCGATGCTAAAGCATTCGGCAAAGAAATCGGCAACAACTTAGTGTCGAGTATTAACGCAGTTGTACGCCCTAAGAAGGTGGCATTGATTAATTACAACGCTGTCGGAAGTTCTGACGTAGGAGACGGAGGTTCAGGCCGTAGCATTGGTGGAGGCAATGGAGATGGTGGCTCAAGTTCAAGCTCCAGCAGCAAGAGTGGAAAGAGCAGTTCCAAGAGCAAGACCGAAGCAAGCAAGGAGGCGCAGGAAGAGTTGAAGATTATCGAGCAGCTCGAAGAGCTCAAGGTCAACGCCATGCAGGACGGGATTGCAAAGACCCTCGCCCTCATTCGCCTGGAGTACAAGAAAAAGCTCGACGCCATCAAGGGGCACAGCGCCAAAGAGGAACAGCTGCGCGTCGCTCTCGCTAAGGAGTGCTCCGTGAAGGTCGCCCAGGCTCAAGCAGCCTACGATGCCAACCGCGCAGAGATAGACTTGAAGAACCGCCTCGCAGCCGTTGAGGAAGGCAGTGAAGAGGAATACCACCTCAAGATGGTTGAGCTTGACAGACAGTATGCCCTGGAGGTGAAAGAAGCTGAAAAGACCGGTGCCGACGTGCAGATTATCTTCGACAAGTATAACAAGCAAATACTCCAACTGAACCAGGACTACGCCAAGAAGAAGATGGACAAGATTGCCGGAGCTTCCGCCCTGGAGCAGGCACAGCAGGATGCCGCCCTGCAAAACCGCCTTGCCGCGCTCAAGGGGCAGGAAGCAAAGGAGCTGAAGGCTGTCGGCAACAACGAGGCAGCTATTCAGGCCGTCAAGGACAAATATGCCAACCTCGCAGCAGAAGAGCAGGAAAAATATGCCATCGAGACCGCCAAGAGGCAGATGGATGCCTATAAGAAGCAAATCGACTCATTCCGTGGTGAGGGATCTTTTGACCTCTTCTTTGCCGACGACCTTGGCGACGTTGAGGGCAATGCCGACCTGCTGGAGAAGATGGGCATGGAGCACGACCAGGCCGTGCAGCTTGCGCAGGATATGGCGAAGAAGCAAGCCGAAATCGCCAATGCAGTGGAAGATGCAGAAATCGCAGCAATCGATCGCGTCAATGAGAAAGACAAGAAAGCTCGTGAAGCGAGGGTAAAGAATGCAGAGGATTGGTTGCAGAAGACTGGAGAGGCAATTGAAAAAATAGGAGGGCTTGTAAGTTCCATCTACGACAGTCAGATTTCAAAGATTGAGGAGCTTCTCGATGCCGAGCAAGACCAATACGACAAGGAGGTGGAGCACATCGAGTACCTTGCCGACCGTGGGGCAATCACCACCGAAGAGGCAGAGATACGCAAGCGCGATGCTGCTGCTGCAACGGCTGCAAAGCAGGAACAGCTTGAGAAACGCAAGGCGCAGATAGAATACAAGAAAGCCTTGATGGAGAAAGCCAACAACATCGCTCAAATCGGTATTGCAACCGCTCTCGGCATCATGCAGGCTCTTGCAATGACACCGCCAAACATACCTTTGTCCATTTTTATTGGTGCCATGGGTGCGATACAGACGGCAGCAGCACTCGCACAGCCCATCAAGGCCTACAAAGAGGGCACGAAGAAACCGCACCCCGGCGGTCTTGCCCTCGTGGGCGACGGCGACAAGGCAGAGGTCGTCCTCTACAACGGCAAGGCTTGGGTGACCCCTGACTCCCCAACGCTCGTTGACCTGCCGAAGGGCGCAGAGGTGTACCCCGATGCCGACAAGGTGCAGTTCATGGGAGCCGTGGGCGACATTCCTCGCGACCGAGTGACGGGACAGCCGATCATCATCAACGACTACTCGGCATTGGAGAGCCGTGTTGCAACGAACACAAAGGCTTTAAGTCGAGAGTTACGTCAATTCAGCGACCGGATGGCTCGGGAGATGAAACGCATGAAGTTTAACGCTTATCTTGCACAACGGATATGATAGAGCGACTTGACCAACTGACGCTTGCAGACCTCATCGAAGTGTCGTGCGGGAACATGGAGTGCCTGCTGCAAGGCGGCAAGCCAAAGGATGACAAGGAGGTCGCCAGGCTTGCCAACCGCTTGTTCGAGGATTATCTCGCAATCGCCTCGCCCAAGCAGGCGAAGATGAACCTTGCCGAGTCCGAGGAAATACTGAAGCTACGCATGAAGGAGAAGTGCTTGCGCATCTGCATTGCCTTGTGCGGCCAAAACCGCCATGACATGGCAAAGGTGGTGCTCATCGACCTCGACGTGGACGATGACCTGCTTACATCCAACGAGAAGATTTCTTTGCGTTGCAGGGCCATGCTCGACGAGGTGCAGTATGAAATCAAGCGAATGGATGAGCTCTCGCAAGAGAAAGGCAACAAGAAACTCTCCGTCGATGCGATACGAAAGTCGTGGTACAGCGAAATATCCTATGTCATGTCGACGTTGAAGATGAGCATCGACCCGGCTGCCACCAACGCAGCCATATACGCCAACCTGGTGCGCCAGGCAGGCGAGCGCAGCAAGGCGCTGTCCAAGATGCCGATCATGGCCGGGATGCTGTTCTGATTATTTTCTCGTTTCTCAATATTGTGTCTCAGAGGGGCGCGGGTTTTTATCTGCGTCCCTCTTTTTTGCACAATTTTAGGTTGATGTGTACGAAATGTGCACATGGCGCAAATAACTTTGCACCGCACAATACAAGAAACACACAATCTAAATCATGAACAAAACACAACGTGAATTGCGCAGATTGCGCGGCGACATGCGAGCAGCGCAACGGGACATCGACCACATCAAGGCGATGCTTGAGAGAGAAAGGAGAATTGACCTGCTTATCGGGCAGATGAAACGCAGCGCCCGGCAAATGCTACTCTTGAGCCGTGGACTTTGACAGAGCAATCGTGGAGGCCTACTATGCGCTCTTGGCGATAGCCAGGAGGCAGTACTACCACGACGGGAGGGCACACGACCTCGCTGCTGACACAGTGATGAGAGCCCTTGAGGCCCGCGACCGGTACGATGGCCGACCTCTGCTTGCGTGGTGCCGTGCAATCATGCGCAATCTTTTCTTGAACGAAAGGCATAGGCTCAGCACCACCTGCACGCAGCCACTTGGTGAATGGAACGAGCCCGGAGGTGTCGAGGCCGACCAGCGTGCTATCGTTGACGACATCCTCACAGCAGTGGGCGACATGGAGCGTCGCTCGGTGGCTGTAGGCACCCTCATGGACTTTGCAAGGGGGTACTCGCTGCAAGAGATAGCGACCGCGAGAAGCGTGCCCCTCGGCACGGTCAAGCGGCGCATTCACGACGCGCGGAAGATGCTATCGAAATCGGTCTACTCCTTACGTTAAAAAGAGTTGGAAGGCTGCATTTTGAAGTTCATAAATTTGCGTTATTCGTTATTATAAGTTATCTTTATGGTACAATAATAAACTATAAGTCAAACATTTAATTCATTTCTACTATGATTACAAGCAATGTAAATTTCCGCATGAGAGTGATGTTCTTTGCACACCACATTTTCAAGACCACCGCCACCACATCATGGAGTGCAGCCCTCAAGAAAGCCTGGCAGCTTTACCGCCTTGCCAAGCTGATGCGACACGGTGTGGTCAAGTTCTACTTTGAGAAAGTGGACGGCAGTGCCCGAGTTGCCTACGGCACCCTCTGCAATCTTCCTGCCGGCATCACTTCCCGAAAGGGCTGCAAAAAAGCGCCCAACTTCGGCACCATGTGTTACTGGGACACCAAGAAGCAGGCCTTCCGTTCATTCCGAGTTGAGAACTTCATTGCAATGGCCGTATGAAAAAAGGAGCGATGATTTTAAAGACTGACGGCAGCGTGCAAAAGGTGCAACCTGACAACGGCAGCGACTTCACGCTTGAAGAGCTGCAAGGGTTTGTAGATGGGTTGATAGAAATCATCGACATCGGCTCAGACATGATAATGGTAGTCAACGAGGAGGGCAAGGGCGTGCTTGAGCTAAACAAGAAAGCAACTGTCCTCGCCAGGACAATGCAGGCCATATTCCCACATGACTACATCGCAGGCGACGTGCTGATGTGCCCGAGCGACATGGTGCAGTGATGCACACGCGAAAGGTAGATTTAGTGATTGTACATATCATTTAACTGTCAACAAGTTACCGTCTTTTCAGTGCTTATCTAAGGCGTCAAGATTTTGACAATTTGGCAAGTCGACTGAATTGACGGTTAACTTTGGTATATGCTAACGAAGTATATACTGACAACAGGTTCCACCGAGCACGTCGTAACGGATGACTGCTTGAAGAACTGGGACGAGATAGCGTTCTCGCTCAAGCGCACCGACTACTCGGGCGTGATGCGATCGTTCTCGACCGAGTTCGTCTTTGTTGGCAAGATTAAGGACTTGCTGTGGGAGCTGTTCCTCTCCGACGGCTTCAAGGCATCGGCAAGTATCGCGGTATATACGATCACCAACACGCATGAATGGGAGAAGCAGTATGAGTCAACGCTCGACTTCTCGACGATCGAGGTTGAAAACGGGATGTTGACCATCAACGCGATGGACAACGCCCTCGCCTCGCTGTTGAAGAGCAAGAAGTCGCAGAAGTACGAGTACCCGGTCAGCAGCTTCGACACCACGCGTGTCAACATATCGCGCGTTGAGCTGTCAAGTTACGCCTGCTACACATTCCCTGTGACCAACAACCCAACTGGCTTTGTGACAGCCCTGCTCAACACCAACTCATCGCAAATCATCAGCAAGGACTACATCGAGCCTTGCAGCGAGATTGCCGACCCCGGCTATGGCTCGGTGTACCGTGCCTTTGCCAACGTCAAGCAGAGCGGGCTGAGCCTCAAGGTTGACTTGTTGGGCACCGTGCGTTGCTATTTCTGCCCTGCTGCCAAAGGAGCGTCCTACGGCAGTGACATGCCCGTATCGTACCTTGAGGTGATAACCGGATTGCCTGCCGAGGGCACTGCATCAGACATCATAAAGAGCCATGGTTATCTCACCTGCGACGACATTCAGACACAGCTGTTGCACGGGCAGCTGGTAAATATCCTTGTCAACAGCGACAAGGAGAACGTGTTTGGCACCTTGCAAGAGCTGAAAGATGCTGCTGCATCGCGTTTCGGCACATTGACAAGCGAGCATAACGGCATCTTCGGTGTTGTAGGAAGTGTCACGGACTACACCAGCAAAAACTATTGGGACAGCAACGACATCTACGAGTATCAAAACTCGCGATGGATAAACAAGGGCAAGGCTGCCAACTACTACCAAGACCGCAGCATTAACCTCGGGATACACGGCTACTTCGGCTCAGTGACCGTCCCGCTTCCTGCCGGCAACAACGGGGCTTATGTGTGTCTGCGCATCACCGGCAGCACGCTGTATCTTAGCAATGCTTCGATGACTGCAAGCTGGTCAGAGCCAGTGCGCACAACGCGGTCATGTCGTTGCATCAAACCCTTGCAGCTCATCACGCGCATCGTGAAGAGCATCACGGGCAAGGACACGGAGGTATCTATCGTTGACGACGAGGCCGGACTGCTCGCAAGCACCCTGCTGTTGCCTGGAGAGGAGCTGAGACAGATAAGCGATGCAAAGGTGTACAGCACCTTTAAGAACTTCTCGGACTGGATGGAAGCGGTGTTCGGCTACACCTACCGCGTTGTCGATAATGGGTTGCAGTTCCTGCACCGGTCTGCTGTTTTTACCGACAGCGTGTCGAAGAAGATAGAAAATTTCAATGACTTGAAACTGAGCATTGTCGACGACCTCATCTATTCAACCGTTGAGGCAGGGTATTCCAAGAAGGAGTACGGCGAGATTGACGGCCGGCTGGAGAAGAACTTCACCAACTACTACTCGACCGGCTACTCGCTCACCGACAAGAAGCTGTCGCTCATCAGCAAGTATCGTGCAGACAGTTACGGCATCGAGTTCACTGCGCGCAAGAGTGAGAGCGAGACAACCGACGACAAGGCAGATGAGGATGTGTTCTTCATCAATTACACCTCGAACGCCTCAACGGGCGTCAACAGCTACCTGCCGAAAAACAATGATGTGTACAACCCGAGCGTGTGCGTGAAGAACAACAAGGGCTTCATCTCGGTGCTTGGAAACGGCAAGGAGCTGACGCTTGTCATGACTTCGAGCGACGGCAACAACAGTCTTGCTAACGTGGCCATCGATGCAGGGGAGAACTTGTTCACCGCTGTCGAGATAGAGTTGTCCACCGACGACATGGCATTGCCCGACGACCTTAACGCCCTGGTGCAGTTTGACTACAACGGGTACAGGTACAAAGGCTTCATCAAGGAGGCGGAATGCAGGTTTGGCCGCCTCAACGGAGTAGATTACAAACTAATCGTTAAAGAGATAACAACGCTATGAATATAAGTCCGTTCACACCGCTGCATTTCCCCGAGGCAAACACCTCCGACGGGCTGCCATCGCGCTACGTACAAGTGTGGGCTCCGACTGACCACATCATGATACAGGTGATTGCAGGTAAGGGAGACGCCGCGCCCGCTGCCAGCCTCAACAACGCGCACACGGGTGCTTCGTTGAGCGCGATCGAGTTCATGAGGTGGGAGATGAACAGCGAGAAAGTGTTGTACTTCGCAGTTCTCACGGGCATGTCGTTCGGGCACTACACCGTTACGGTTGGCGACAAGACCAGCGACGAGTTCCGTATCACCGACGATGCCGCAGTGCTGGGCAAGACCACGCTCATCCAGTACCGCTTCAAAGACAACAAGCAGCGCGAGGACGTGGTGTCGGTCATCGACAACTATATTTACTTCTTCGATTTCCGTGTGCCTGGCGGCTTCAAGGACAGCGGTTGGGGCTTCGGCGTGTCGAATGAGCAGTTCAACACGCAGCGCGAGGACTTGATAGAGTTGTATGCGAGCGATTACCTCACCAAGACCTTCACGTTGGGCGGTGCACTTGGTGTGCCTGTATGGTACGGTGAGATGCTCAACAGGCTGCTTACATGCTCGTATGTGTACTTCAACGGGGTGCGTTATGTGCGCAACGAGACCGAGGTGCCGAGCCTCAACACCCTCATTGACGGCTTAGACAGCTTCGTGTTTACGCAGGTGCTGCGCAAGGCACAGTTCATTAACCCCACTATCGAGGATCTAAACCAGGCTGTAATACGTCGCATCGACGATGTGAATGCAGATAAGATTTACCGTAGTGCTGACATCAGTACAACAGAGAATATTAACCGCGAAATATAATTAATTATGACTGAGCAGGAATTACAATCCGTCATCAATGCAGTGCTGTCGTCAATCAAGACGAACAGCAGGAGCATCGGGCAGCTGACAGGCGTGCAGACGTTGTCTGACAGCGATTGTTTTGAGGTTGCTGGAGGCAGGAAAATAGCCTATTCCGTGCTGCGAGACCTGATTTTTGCTGCTGCAAAGACGAAATTGGAGAACATGCAGACAGACATTGCCAACTCTGTGTTGCAGAGCGTTTCGTTCGACGCTAAGAGCAGTACGGCAACCTTGACCATCAAGCAGAAGGGCTACGATGCCATAACCGTGAGTGTGCCGATAGCAACAGACAGCCATAGCGGCATTATGACTGCTGCCGACAAGAATAAGCTCGACAATATGTACAGCAAGCAAGAGATTGATGCCGCGGCTGATGAACTCAAAGAGCAAGTGGGCGACACTGTGAGTGGGGTGATAACGCGCATCAACAACCTCGCAACAGTGGTCAACGACAAGCAAGACAAGCTGGTAAGCGGCTATAATATCAAAACTGTTAACGGGCAGTCGCTGCTCGGCCAAGGAGATGTGTCAATTACGTCTGGAGGCGGAGGCGCAAACATCAAGGTTGTTGACAAAATGCCTGATGCTATCGAACCTGGAACAATTTATCTCATTAAATCGGAGGACTGAAATATGAGCAAAATAAAACAATTAAACGTGGATGGTTACACCTATGACATTGGTATCAAAGAGGTGGCAAAGGTGGCCGACAATGGGTTCTACATTGCCGACAGCAACGACAATGTGGCGCTCAAATATGACGAAAACGGGCTTGACGCGGCAAAAGTGAGTGAACATCTTAAATCTCTGCTGATGAGCAGCGGGGGAAATCCAAGTATTAACTATGATATAGTAAGCGAAATATAATTATGGCAGGATTAGCAATCATAAACAAGGATGCTGATTTTTCAGCAATCAATCTCGGCAAGGTGACACGTGGAGCCTTTGTAGACTATATCACCATCGACCAGTCCTACACCGACGGAGATGTGGTAAAGATAACAGGTGACTTCAACGGTAAGGCCTATCAAGCCATACGTGCGCTGACGCATCGTTACATGGGCAAGCGAACTGCTGATGGTGTTGAAACAATCATACAACTTGATGACACAAATTCAGCAAAGTTTCTTGATGGTTCAGAAGCACCAACTTCACAAAACGATGTGTTTGTCAAATTGCCTGTTTTCTACTATCATTCTGAAGAGACGAGCACTAATGTGTGGAAGATTGGGTTAAGCATGTCAAAGATTGGGTCGGATTGGATTAAGTTCGACGGGGACAAGCGTCTCATCGGTGCTTTCTTTACTGGCAATCAAGTGGTGAGCAGGAGCGGAGTGTCAACGAGAGAATCTTTCCCACGAAATCAATTAGCTCAAAAGTTTGCTGCTCGTGGCACAGGTTTCGGTGGCATGGCTCTCACGTGGGCAAATGTGCTCAAGATGTTGTGCTTATTTGCCTATGGCAAGCATCATTTTCAATCTGCAATAGGTTATGCAACTAACTATCAAGCTGGAGCAATGACTGGAGACACACTATCACTTGGAATGTCAGATTCTGCGGCTGATGCAAATGGTGCTCAAAATTTTATGGGAGTAGAAGGCTTGACAGTGCCAACATATGTTACTGATACGCTTAATGAGACGGCGTCTAACAATCTATACACTAACAGAGACCTCGATGGCAGCGTTAAGACTTTTATCTATCCAACTTCAACATACCTCAACGACAAGGACGCTCCAATTAAAAGGCTGTTGATTGGTCATGACGTCAACTTCACGCCAAGCGAAATTGACGATATACAGACAGTTGACGATGCCTCATTTTCGAAATACTGGCAGCAAGGTACAAGTGTGTATCAAACAGGAGGAACTTATGCTACGTCACAGTGGTGTTACCGTACAGGCATGTTATCAACAACAGAACAGTACACAAGAAGTGGAGCATTCAATGTGACTGGTAATCTATACAGCTCGTCTAACTCTAATGTAGGCACACGGCTGACATTTTTTGGAAAAATCAATATTATCAACAGCGTTGATAATTTCAACGCATTAAAGGAGATATAATATGGCAAAAATAATTAGGCTAAAAGGCAATGATGGAAAGGAGGCCTACCCGATTGGCATGCATCTTGGCAGCAATTATAATGGCAATGTCAAAGGAGTATGGAGGGAACTTGCTCTGCTACCTATTGCTAACGGGGTAATCGACCAATCCACTGGTCACTTCGTGTTTCAAGACGACGCGCCTGCTTGCAGCGATACGATGATAATTCCAGAATACCCAATTACAATGCACGTTAAGTTGCCGGACAATCTTCGCATGAATATGTATAGCGGCTATCGTATTAATCTTCCAAACGATACAGACTCTTATTCTTACGAAAATGCTGTTACAGGCATCGCTAACGGCGCCTCTTTCACATTTCCTACTGGACCAGCAGGGAAAGATGGATATCCCGCGCAACCATGCATGTATAGGGCTGAATTTTATTATGGTAGTAACTACAACACTTATCCAAGCTATAATGACATTGAAAATTTGATAAAAAATGGTGAAATCAAGATAATGTACTTCTCAAAGTCAGGCGACGTGTTTTCGCGTAACTACGAGCAAGAAAAGCTAATACGAGGTATATCAATGAAATCAACCTCGTCGACTTCATCAACACGCCGGCATATCTTTGCTCATGCAAGTGACTTCCATGGTGATGTTTACCGGATGCGTGACTTCCTTGATTTTTGCGGCGCGTTTAATCATAATGGATATATAACACCAATTATCACTGGAGATACAGTTGCGCAGACAACGCACGATGGTTGGGCTTGGGCATTTAAAGAGCTATATAATTATGGCGGAAAATGGGCACTGACTACAGGTAATCATGATGTGTGCTATGGAGGCGATTTTAAAACTTTTCACGTAAATTTAAATGCTTGGCTCAAAAGGATAGGGGTTACTTTACCTTCCGGCATAGTTAATAATTCAGCCTCATATTATAGCATTACACTCGACAATACTGTTATTATATGTATTGACCAGTACGACAACCTTGCACGTTCGGGATATAACATCAGCCAAACGCAGGCGCAGTGGATTATTGACACGCTTAAAAATGTGCCGTCTGGTAATAACATACTGATTGCGATGCATCAAATGGAAGTGCCAATTGACCCGATTGCAGGGAACACTGAGTTCTTTGAGCAAACGATGAAGTATGACGACAGTGCTAAAACAGAGCGGCTGCAAACTGGCGACTTGCTTACAAAGCTTATTGACGCATTTATAGGACGGACTACAACGGGTAACATTAGCGTAACAAATTTGAATGGGAGTAGCTACACCATATCGGCAGACTTCTCAACCGCGAAGGGCACTTTTGTAGCGTTTTTGAGTGGTCACACGCATCGTGACCGCATCGGATATAACACAGGCACTACACACAAGCAACTGCACATGAATATCTCATGCGCGTGTGCTGGTTATGCGTACCAACGAGACCTTCCGACGAACGGTGGGTGGGGTGCATCTCAAGATGTGTTTAACGTGTTCGCCATCAACAACGACACGAACGAGGTAGAAATAGTGCGTGTAGGGGCAACGTACAATGTTGGCAACACACGTCACCCATTTTACATGAAGGTTAAATTCAAGGACTAAGTGATGATAAAAAATTAACTATTTAAGTAGTAAAAACAAAATATTGACTATAAAATGAACATCGAAAACATAAGACGAGTGTTTTTCACGCTTTTCGGGGCCCTTGCTACCGCACTGGCACCTACTCTGCCATACGTGCTGCTGTGCACCGCAGCCGTGCTGGCCGACTGCCTCAGCGCCTTGATGCTCGCACGCAGGGCACGCAAGGTGCTGCCGAGGCTGACCAACCCCGACACGGCAAAACTCAAGTCGCACCACTTCGGAGAGACAATCGTGACGCTCATGGAGGTCTACGCCCTGCTTATTTTCGCTTACTACCTGCACATGTACGTCACCAGTTCGATGCCATTCGATGCGCTCAAGCTGAGCGCAGGGGGCGTGATATTTTGGCAGGGTTGGTCCATCCTCGAGAACATGAGCAGCTGCAACGGCGCCCGATGGGCCAAGCTGCTGCAAAACGTCATGGTCGACAAGACAGCAAGGCACCTCGACATTGACCGCGACGAGCTCGAAGAGGTGCTCAACAGCCGCCGCTCAGGCGAAGACACAACCGCTGTTAACGAGGAGAGCGGGCCTCAGCAGCACAAACACAAACAATCATGAAGTATTTCACCATGCGCGAACTCACGCGCAGCGCAACAGCAAAACGCCTCGGAATTAACAACGAGCCCACCGAGGCCGTCAAGGCCAACCTCACCGCCCTGGTCGAGCACATTCTCGACCCGTTGCGCGAGGCCTGGGGCGCGCCCATCATCGTGACCAGCGGCTACCGTAGCCCGCAGCTCAACAAGGCCGTGCACGGGGCTGCATCGAGCCAGCACGTAATCGGCCAGGCAGCCGACATCCACACCGTGAGCGACCGCCCGGAGGACAACCGCAAGCTGCTTGACCTCATCATTGAGCTTGGGTTGCCCTACGATCAGGTCATCAACGAGTACCCCGACCGCAAGGGAGGCCCCGACTGGATACACGTGTCATATGGACCCCGGAACCGCCGTAACCGCCTCACCTGCGTGCGCGGGAAGTACAAACCAGGACTTAATCCTTAGTGCAATGAAAGAGTACAACAGGAGGAAGCATGAAAGGCGTGCAGGCGTCACCGCCCTCATCATCGCAGCAGTTGCAACGCTGCTGCTCATGTGCTCGTGCAGGACGACCAGGGTGCTGGAGCAGGTGCCGGCATACGTGCACGACACAACGACCGTATACCGCTACCAGGTGCGCCACGACACCCTGCACAGCTACACGCGCGACAGCGTGTACATGTACGTCAAAGGCGACACGGTGTACCACAACGCGGTGCGCTACATCGACAACTCGCGCGTGGTTTACCGCTGCGACACGGTGCACTCCAATCGTGTAGTAGAGCGACCTGTGACAATCACCAAGACAGAGATTAAGGAGGTCGAGAAGCAGCTCACACGGTGGCAGCGCTTGAAGATGAACCTCGGCGGCTGGCTGCTTGCTGCTGTGGCACTGCTGCTCATAGGTGGTGGCGTGTACGGGATTTTGAAGGTCAAGAAGATTATCAGGTAGTTTTTTCATAATAGTTGTTTAGGTTAATTAGATGAAGCGCTGCTTGCCCGTGAGGGTGGTCAGCGTTTTTTCTTTGTATCACGGATGAATTTCCAATAAACGTTAAAAAGTAAATTTTCGCCAAAAAGTGTACCAAAATATTTGTACAATTAAAAATAAAGGGCTATATTTGCAATGTAAGATTTAAGAATACTAACAACTAAAAACAACAGTTATGAAAGCAATTACAAAAAACGGGAGTGAGTATGAAGTAAGGTTTTGCGAGCCTACTCTGTACGACCTCGAGAGGGCGGCCAAACACGGCACCGGAAACTCATCTTACGTCCAGGCGAAGATGAAAATAGATGGCATGTGGGACACGGTTTGGTTACGATATGCAAGGATTGGCGAGATGTGGATTCCAGTTGTCGAACTGGTGACGAAGAAAGAATATGAGGCTCTCGGGGTAAAATACGAGGGCAAAAGAAAGGTTGTCATCAGGCTTGACAAGGACTTCGCTGAGGAATATAAATCTCTCATCGAAGCGGGGATTGAAGCCGAGAGGGCAAAGGCTAACGCCTATGACTTCAGTGAGTTAATAATATTCGTCTACTGTGGTTCCCCCTCAATAAGTGGTTGGGACGTAGACGACAAAGAGGGTGGGGCTTTGGCATGTTTTAATGACGAAGCTCGCGAAATGTGTGACATGTTTGAAGCTGCATACGCAGCAAGCGAACATGAAGTTTATAAATACTTCGCGAGCAGGGACCAGCACGACTACAGGTGCGATTACACTGTTAAAAAAAGCGACATGCCAGCACTCCGGAGAATTGCTGAGCCAGTGCTCCGTCGCCGCGAGCAGCAAAGAGTTAGGAAAGCTAACATAGCCAACGGAGCTATTTACTTCAAGTGCGAGAGCCAGCAGCACGATGAAGATTTGACGAGCATAGCGCTGACGCGCCCCTGCCCGAAAGACGGCATTTTCGTGTTGACACACGAAATCAGCAAATCTGACTTTAATCGCATTAAGCGTTATGGTGTTTACTACGACGCCGAAACCCTTGAAGATTTCGACATGTTTTATTCTGACCCAGGCTGGCGGTTCAGCGCTGGCGCCATCGAAGAACTTGCAAAAGACCACCGCGTGTTTGTCGACAACAAGGAGGTCAAGTGATTTAACAACTAATTGAAAATATTAAGCCCTCGACAACACGGTTAAGTCAACATTATGACAGCAAAACAACTCATTGAAAATAATCAGATCTTGACCCTCGATAAGGCTCAAAGCCTCATCGGTAAAACTATCCTCGTAACCAACCCCGAGGACAGGGCTAACGAGCCCCTGGTGCGAGAGGTGGAGGTGAGCCTGGTCACCGCCTACGACCACTACTCCAAGGTGCTCATGCCACGGCTCTACGGCGACGACAAGGAGGGAGCAAAGTGCTATTACAACGATGTCATTAAACCCAGGGAGCAAGAGCTGCGAGACACCTTCGTGCTCTACGACAGCAAGGGCAATGTAACTGCCCATTGCTACCCAGAAAACGATTGGTTCGACGTTCCTACATTCTGTGGCAGCGACGAGAACAGACCTATATATTACGTTGAGAAATGAAGATTAACGAAAAAATAAAATCGCTGCGCCTGGAGCGCGGCATGAGCATACGTCAGCTGGCTGATGCCACGGGCGTTTCGAAAACAACGATAGTCAACATCGAGCAGGGGTACAACTCTGCCAGCATCGAGCTTGTACAGCGCCTGCTCGACCATCTCGGATATGAATTAAGCATCACGACGAAAAGGGAGCGTCCTGCACAATAAAAAACCGCACTACTTTCACAAGCAGGGCGGCCGATGGAAAATATATCCATTTTTATAGTTATGTATATTGTTAATGCTAAAGTAGTTGTTTGTCATTTCATTTCCAAATTAGTTCACGTATTTTAACGTTTTACAGCCCCCACTCGCGATGAGCAGGGGGTTGTCTTGTGAAGGCAACCACGAAAAAAAATGATTTTTCTTGAAAAAATCTTGTGCGCAAATTTGCGTACAAGGAAAATTTCACTTATCTTTGTGATGTACAAATAACTTAACAAATTAAACTATGTATTTATTAGCAATTGACACCTACACAACGGAATGCAACGCATGGTTCTGCGTGCGCGATTGGAGAGTGAGAACGGCAACTCAGGGCTCATCTTGCGAGCTGAATAAAGAGTTCGAAGAAGGGCCTGTACTGTTTCAAGGAACATTTGATGCTTGTTACGCCTTTGCAGCAGGCTTCGGTGTGCCTCTCTACAAGTACGACGTGCGAGAGTACACCGCAATAACAAAAGCCGCCAGGGAGCGCCTCAACAACCTCAACAGCAAGCAATGATGACCAAGTGTGTATCGGTGAGGCTCGACAGCCTTGTAAGCATCAGCGACAAGGCCTATAAGGCTGTCGACTTCGCCGGCAACGAGGCGATAATCCCGAAAAGCCAGGTGCTGGCACGCGACTATGAGGTCGTCAAGAGTGACGCCTGGTGGATCAGCGCATGGATAATGCAGCAGAAGAACCTGCAATGGTCGTCAAAGAAGACGGCCTGGTTCGACGAGAAGGGCAACATGCAGAGGGTTGTTATCCGGCATTACAAGCCCGAAAAGAAATCACCTGTAACTAATAATATCATTAATCAATTAAAGAAATGAAAGTAAGAATTTACAGTCACAACGGCAAGACCGAGTACATCGAGTTTGACCTCGGAAAGTACACAATGGAGAACCTTGACAAGGTGAAGTCTGATTACTTCACCGCCTGCGGAAAGAACTGCTACCTCAAGGTGGGGTTTTTCCCCGAAAATGAGAAGGAAGAGCGCATGATTTCCTACTTCTCGTGGCAGATGCCAAATTCATACACAAGGCACTTTTACACCGTCCAGGCGCGTTACGCCATGCAGGGCAACAAAATACTGCCCCGTGTTAGCGACGAGACGCTCAAAGAGCTCGATGGATATTTGGTAAACGACCGTAAGGAATTTGAATGGTGGATGTCTGCCAACTAAGAGAGAATGAAATCCTTGCCACCGCTCAGCGCGTCAAGTACCGCCGCGTGGAATACCATGAGGGCTACGTGACGATTGAGCAGAACCGCACACGGAGAAGGGTGCCGGACGGATACCACTTCGAGGACAACGGAGTGGAGATATATGTGAGCACATTCTACTCACACATCTTCCAGCATAAGGCTAAGATTAGGCGGTTCATCGTCAACAAGGTCACAAAGGAGTGGCGAGACTTCATCGCTGTGTCGATCGAGCATCATATACCCGAAAGAATTGAACCTAAGCAGAACAATATAATAATCGATTTAAAGAAATAAGCAATGGGACTTGACAAAAACAACACAAACCAGTTTTACCTGCTTGGCAGGTTTTGGGCAGTCGTCGAGATGTGCAACGAGGCACGTTTCAGCCCGACACAGGTTGATCAATTATTTCTCGACCCCACAAGCGTGTGGAGGTTCGACCTCAACAAGCAGCGCAACACCGAACTCCGGCAGGAGATACTCGCGCTGGCACCTGCCGACGGGTGGCCACAACGCCAGCTTTCGCCCAGTGAGGCCAGCAAAGTGTGGGTGGGTTACTACCACCAAAAGGCGTATATGGAACCTAAACTCGAAGAGATATGAAATACGCATCTATTATGCTCACAGACTTAAAGCTCATCTCACCTCGCTGCTACACAGCGAAGCTTATAGACGGGAGAAAAATACGCATACCGGTATCACAGCTTGCAGGCATTGACAAAGATTACAAGTTCGGGTCGTACTATTGGGTTGCGTCGTGGCTTGTGAGAAAGGAAGGGATTCAGCCGAGAAAGCAGTGCGTTTTCGACGATTCAATGAAGCGTCGAAAGGCACAGACCATCACGCAGGTGATAAAGCCCTTCCCGGTAGCACCTGTTGAGAGTAACGTAATCAATTCATTAAAACGATAGACATGGAAGATTTGCAGTATCAAGCGGACGCAAAGCGGTACCTCAACGATTGGAAAGTAGGTGCCTTGTTCATGGATGCCGGCACGGGAAAGACGAAGGTGGCGGTGGATATCGTCAACAACTCCCCGTGCGACTTTGTGCTGTGGGTAGGGCCGTTACAGACTATCCGCAAGAAGCACATCACCGCTGAGGTGGAGAACCAGGGAGGCTTCAAGATGCCCTCCAAGTTCGTGGGTGTCGAGAGCATCGGGCAGAGCGACCGCATCTATCTCGAGGTGATAGATGAGCTGGAGAAGTACAAGTGCCCCTTCGTCGTTGTCGACGAGTCGCTCAAAATCAAGAATGCAGGTGCAAAGCGCACGATGAGGCTGCTTGAAATCGGCAGGCGTGTGGAGTACAAGCTCATCCTTAACGGCACGCCCATCAGCCGCAACCTGCTCGACGTATGGTCGCAGATGGAGTTCCTTTCCCCGCTTATCCTCAACATGACACTCTCGCAATTCAAGAAAACGTTCTGCGAGATAACGCGCATCACGAAAACGGACGGGTACAGGTATTACACGAAAGAGTACATCTCGGGCTACGAGAACGTGGATTACCTCTACTCGCTCATACGCCACTACGTGTTTAGGGCAGACCTACAGCTCAACATCTCGCAGAATTACCGCTATCGCAGATACTGCATAGATGAAGACAGCCTCGCGGAATATCAGAGCATCAAGGAAGAGTTCCTCACTGATGAAATGCTGGAGTGGCGCAACAACAACATCTTCCTCGAGATGACGCAGAAGATGCAGCACGCCTACTGCTGCACCGCGAGCAAGTTCGAGCAGGTGCGTGAAATACTTGCCGAGAGCGAGGTCGAGCCCGAGCATACGATTATCTTCTGCAAGTACATCAAGAGCAGGGAGATGTGCGAGAAGGCTTTTCCTCGCTGCCTGGTGCTGTCTTATCAGAAGGATAGCCTCGGCCTCAACCTGCAAGACTACAACGTGACTATCTACTTCGACAAGGTGTGGGACTATGCGCTGCTCACCCAGTCGACGAGGCGCACATACCGCACCGGCCAGGAACGAGACTGCCTCTACTACGACTTGACCGGCAATGTGGGGCTTGAGAGCCTGATAGACCGCAACATCAGCAAGAAAGTCACGATGAGCGAGTACTTCAAGAAAGCAACAAAAGAACAGATTAAAAATGACTTATGAACGTATATGAAGCATTGATAAAGCGTCTGGACTTCGTGTTCAGCGAGTTCGACAAGGTGGTCGTTTCGTTCAGCGGTGGCAAGGACAGCGGCGTGCTGCTGTCAATCACCATGGACTACGCAAAGCGCACGGGCAACCTTGGCAGGCTGGCTGTGTACCACATGGACTACGAGGCGCAGTACACCAAGACTACCGAGTATGTAGACAGGGTGTTCAACTCCTTGCCGGACGGCGTGGACGGTTACCGTGTCTGCCTGCCGGTAAAAGCCCAGTGCTCGACCTCCATGTTTCAAGCCTATTGGCAGCCGTGGAAGTTGAGCGACAAGGCGATTTGGTGCAGGCCTATGCCGACGAAGCACGTAATCAACGAGGACAACTTCCCGTGGGATTTCGACTACGAGATAAGCGACTACGAGTTTAACATCGAGTTCGGCAAGGCTGTATATCCAAACAAGAAGGTGTGTTTCCTCATCGGCATCCGCACGCAGGAGTCGCTGAACCGATGGCGCACGATGAACAGACGGATGGCGGTCAACGAGTACAAGGGACGGAACTACACAACCGTCATCACCGACAAGCTGGTCAACGCCTATCCGCTGTTCGACTGGGCTGTTGAGGACGTGTGGACGGCCAACGCCCGTTTCGGCTACGACTACAACAAAGTGTACGACCTCATGTACCTGGCAGGTGTGCCGTTGTCGAAAATGCGTGTAGCCTCACCGTTCAACGACTGCGCCCAGGACGCGCTGAAGCTCTACAAGGTGCTGGAACCCGACACATGGGGGCTGCTCGTGGGGCGCGTGAACGGCGTCAACTTCACGGGGCTGTACGGAGGCACCACCGCTATGGGATGGAAGAAGATAACCAAGCCTGCGCACTTCACGTGGAAGCAGTATATGTACTTCCTGCTCGACACCCTGCCCGAGGAAACGAGAAAGAACTACCTCTACAAACTCGGCGTGAGCATCAAGTTTTGGAGAGAGCGCGGCGGCTGTCTCTCTGATGAGACCATCAAGGAGCTGCGGGATGCCGGCGTTAACATCGAGGTCTCCGACCACACCAACTACAAGACGTCGAAGAAACCCGTGAGGATGGACTACCTCGACGACATCGACATCAAGGAGTTCAAGGAGATACCGACCTACAAACGCATGTGCATCTGCATCATCAAAAACGACCACCTCTGCAAGTACATGGGTTTCTCGTTGACAAAGGACGAGATGAAAAGACGTAAAGCAATACAAGAAAAATATAGAGACTTATGAAATCACCAGTTTATAATATTAAAGCAATCCCGATTGAGGACATTCAGGCGAACAGCTACAACCCCAACCACGTTGCCCCTCCCGAGATGAAGCTGCTCTACGAGAGCATCAAGGAGGATGGATATACCATGCCGATTGTGGTCTATCCGCTCGGCAACGGCAAGTATGAGATTGTTGACGGCTACCACCGCTACACCACCATGTTGCTGCACCGCGACATCTACGAGCGCGAGGGCGGAAAGCTGCCGTGCAGCATCATCGACAAGGACAAGAGCAACCGCATGGCGAGCACCATTCGCCACAACCGCGCCCGTGGGTCACACTCGATTGAGTTGATGATGAACATCGTCAGCGAGCTCAAGAAGGCCGGCATGAGCGACGCGTGGATCATGAAAGAGATAGGCATGGACGCTGATGAGCTGCTGCGTTACAAGCAGCTGTCGGGCCTTGCAGAATTGTTTAAAGATAGGGAATTTTCTGAATCGAAATGAAGCAGTACAAAGTAGTGATAGTATTCAACGATGGAGACGAAATCAACGCGAAAGTAGCCGCCTGGAACCAGACCGACGCCCTGCAGCGCATCATGTCTAACAAGCAGGCAACGGAGTTCATTACGTCACATGACGACGTTAAGAATGTCGACATCACCTGCCTCGGCGAGTACAAAGATATACCGGACGATCCTCAACGTTTTGTCCTTTCACCATCACAAGAACGTGATGGCTGGCTTGTCGCCGCTGACAGAAAGACAAACATGGTGTTTATCTTCATGGAGGGTGCATTCCGTGAGAGTGTCGAGTACAAGCCATTGGACGACATGACACCGCTCGATGCTGCTGCCGCGATGAGAGAGCTCGGAGACTGGCTGAGGCTGTATCATGCTGATATGCTGGGTGGCAACGAGACTGCATCGAAAATAAACCGAATGCGTGTCGGGGCGCTTGTCGCTGAGGCGCGCAAGAAGCAGGGCTTGACGTTGCGTGAGCTTGCAGAGCTGAGCGGCGTGTCGTATCAGAACATAACGAAGATAGAAAACGGAAAGTACAACGTGAGCATCGACATACTGAACAAGCTGTGTGCTACCCTGGGGCTGAAGATTGACTTGAGCGGGTACTAA